AAATATTGTGCAAAAATAAATAATGCTAATATCTACAAAGTAGATTTTGAGAAAGAAGAATTCGAGTCTGTTAGTCACTTCAGTGATATTGACTATCGTTATATTATACCAGAAGATGGTATCTTAGAGATAACTGATAAGAACGGTAATAAGAAATCTATTGAAGTAAAACAGTATGATCTGCTACTTAAGATGTACAGTACTACTGGTGACTATGACGATAAAGAGTTCATAGTGATAGATAATCCAGAATTGAAGGACTATTATCGTAGAAGAATTGAGAGACTGGAAGCTGATAGAAAAGCAAGAGAAGTGACAACAGAGAAGGGATGTTGTTGCGATTGTGAACCTGTAGAAGCAGCATAATGGAAAAGATACTAGTAAATAGATATGGAGAAGCTATTAGTTTTAACACTGATCTAAATGCTATTACTCCAATGTTGGCTAACATTGATTGCCATATATACAAAGCTGAAACAGACGGGCAAGTAATTACTTCAGATGAAGTAATAGACATTAAAAAAGGAGAATTCGCTCTTGTTTGTGTATGCTGGAATAATGGTAAGAATGTTGTAAAAGCCATTGTAATATCAGATCCGGCAGCCATACACGACTTAGGAGAATGGTACGAATTTGAATTAAATAAGTATAAGTCAAATGAATCTCGTTGATATAGTAGGAGGTAAGGTTGTAATACACCCAGATCTGTATTTCATACCAGCATTCAAAAGACTATACGAACATGATACTTCGGAAGACAAAGTTCATCAAGAGCTTGTTATTACTTATATAGTACTTATGCATAAGTGGAGTAGCCCATATAAGAAGAGTATGGATGCTCATACTAGAGAAATAAGGCTCAAAGAACAAGTATTTGAAGATCCAAACTATGAACTTACTGAGGAAGAAAAGGTAGCTGAACAGGAGTATATAGATTGGCAGAATACTAGAATACTAAAGATGCTAGACGCTCAAATGAACAAATTAGACTCAGTTACTAAGTGGTATGAAGAGTCATTAGATGATTGTTTGGATGAGAAGAAGATCAAAGATCTACTAGCTGGAATGGGTTCTACAGCAAATACTATTAAAAGTATAGAAGCATTAAAATCTATGGTTCAAGCTGAGGAATTAACTATGGGTAAAGTAAAAGGAGACGCCAAGGTTAATCCTTATGAGTTGGCAGGATAATACAGTAAAGAACAACATAAAATAAACAACACGTTATAAGTGTTATAAATTTAGACTAAATATGAAAAGAATGATTATTTCGATTGATGCAACACAAGGTGCAGAAAAATTTTGGGAAGAAATTAATGAAGCACACGAAGCTATAATGAAGGCAAAAAAGCCTTCATTATGGCAAAGAATTAAATCTTGGTTCTAAACCAAAAGGTCCGACGGGGACGGACAACAAATATTCCCCGGCACGGGAGAGTGGCGGAATGGTATACGGCAGTAGATTGACGGAAGCGCCCTAAAGTCGTCGTTAACAAAGCTCTTGGGTTTGAGAGTTCGAATCTCTCCTCTCCCGCTTAATATTGCCCTATGGTGTAATGGTTAGCACAGGAGGCTCTAACCCTCTTAGTCTGCGTTCGAGTCGTAGTAGGGCTACCAATAAAGATATTAAATGGAATGGTAGACTTCAATAAGTAGATAAAAAACAGCGATAAGTTTAGACAGCCGGCTCTGAGATTTCTCGAAGTCGGCTCTTATTGTTAGTACCCAGAAGGTACATCAGAGTACTTTAAATACTGGGACGAATAGATGGACAGATGTAAATATGGTTATACAGCTGATGATGGTGATTTCATCAGTGGGTATAACTATTTTTATTTAAACTTCTGTCCTATTCAAAGAATTATCTATACTACTATAAATAATCCAGATGGATCTACTAAGATAAAAAAGACACGTGATCTATAGTTTCCAGACTTCTACGATTACGACTATTACTTCTTTCAAGCAGTAGAAGATGCTGAAGGAGAAGGTAAACACTTATGTGCATTAAAGAGTAGACGTAAGGGTTATTCTTATAAGAATGCAGCTATGGCTTGTCGTAACTATTACCTGTTTGCTGGTAGTAAAACATACATATATGCTAGTAATAAACAGTACTTAACAGAAGACGGTATTCTTACTAAAGCATGGGACTATATGGACTTTATAGATAAGAATACAGCTTGGGGTAAGAAAAGATCTGTTAATACTTAGATGCGTAAACGTGCTGGATTCTTTACTAAAGATGAGTATGGTAATGAGATAGAATTAGGTTTTAAGTCAGAAATAATTGGTGTTACTCTAAAAGATAATCCTGACGTAGTTCGTGGTAAAGCTGGTAAGTTAATTATATTTGAAGAGGCCGGTTCATTCTCAGAACTAGGTGCCGCATGGCAGATTGCTAGACCGTCTGTAGAACAAGATGGTATGGCATTCGGTACTATGATTGCATTCGGTACAGGTGGTGACGAAGATAGCCATTTTGAGACTCTTAAAGATATGTTCTATAATCCTGATGGTTACAACTGTATAGGATTTGATAATATATGGGATGAAACTCCATCAGATAAAAAGTGTGGATTCTTTATACCTCAGTATACTAACATGGACTTCCGTGATGATACTGGTAACAGAATATACATGGACAATGATGGAAATACGTTACGCAGAAAGTCCGTAGAGTATATATTAGCTGAGCGTAGAAAAGTAATAGAAAACGCTACTAACTCTGTAGCAGTAGATAGATACGTTGCAGAACACTGTATAACGCCCTAGGAAGCGTGTTTGGAGTTTGGTGGTAACATATTCCCTAAAAAGGAATTACAAGAGCAATTAGCCAAAATACGTATCAATAAGAGCCTTAGTAATATGAAACAAGTAGGTGATCTAGTATGGGAAGCAGACGGATCACTTAAATGGGTTGTTAAGAAACACGGTGATATTACGCATTATCCTTTGAAAAAAGACGATGATCCTACAGGTTCAATAGTAATATGGGAACACCCAATGAAAGATGCTCCTATAGGACTATACATATTAGGAGTTGACCCGTATGACCACGATTAGTCTGGTACTAACTCATTAGGATCTACATTCGTATACAAGCGATTCTAGGACTTTGAGAACTATTATGATATAATTGTTGCTGAATATACTGGACGTCCATCAACAGCTGAAGAATACTATGAAAACCTACGTAAGCTAGCAGTATACTATAATGGTAGGATAATGTATGAAAATGAGCGTAAAGGCTTATTTCCTTACTTTACTGCTAAGCATTGTGATTATTTATTAGCCGATCAACCTGATATTATCTCTGATATAGTAGGTAATACTAAAGTATAGAGAAAAAAAGGTTGTCATATGAATAAACAGATTAAGCAATGGGGTGAAGGCTTAATCAAAGATTGGCTAAACGAAGAACAAGCACCTGGCAAGAAGAACCTACATAACATACTATCAGAGCCGCTATTAGAAGAACTTATAAGCTATAATGACACTGGAAACTTCGATAGGGTCATGGCGTTGATGCAAGTAATGATTTATAGAGAACAGCTCTATAATGTGAAGGTTAAAGAGAAGAAAAAAGAGAACAAGAATAGGATACTATTTGAAGGTCCTATCTTCACTCAAGAATGGTTTCATGACGATGAATCCATTGATAATCTAAAAGCATATATGTTTTAATTATGAATGAAGTTTGGAAAGATATTGTAGATTTTCCAGGTTATTAGGTATCTAATTTGGGAAGAGTAAAATCCACATCACGTATAGTAAGTGTAAATGATGGAAAACGTTCATATACTTACACTATACCAGAAAGGATTATGAAACTTTCTGTAAGAGGTAATTATCTATGTGTAACGTTATGTTTATATGGAAAACATATAAATGCTATAGTTCACAGATTAGTGGCTAAAGCATTTATACCAAATCCATATGATTATCCTGAAGTTAATCATAAAGATGAAAATAAGCTAAACAACAATGTGGATAATTTGGAATGGTGTACTAGGCACTATAATAAAAATTATGGTACTGGAAACATTAGAAGTTCAGCCGCTAGAAGTAAAAAAATATTACAAATCATAGACAATGGTTATGTGGAATGGCCAAGTATAAATGCTGCTGCTAGAAATTTCGGTGTAACTAGTGCTTCTATAAGTTCAGCATGTGAACGAAAACATAAATGTTGTAATTATTATTGGCAATATAAGATATGAGAAATATAAATCAAATGCCCATTTAGAAACTACCGGCAAACAAAAAGACAGAAGATTGGAAATAGGCCAATATTGATTACATTATAGGTAGAAGTATGGGAGGTTCTAGAAATGGCAATAACAGAACTCGCAAAGAGGAAATGTAGACATACTATGATCTTTATAATAGTATATACAATGAGAAAGATCTAAAGTATGTTACTAATCCATTTAAGCAATAGGATGGATTTCCTGCAATGGCATAGGACTATAATATAGTTAAGCCTAAGATTGACCTACTATTAGGAGAAGAAACAAAAAGACCGTTTAACTTCAAAGTAGTACGTACTAGTGAGATAGCTACTAGTGAGATGTAGAATAAGGCTAAAGAACTCCTTATTCAGTACATACAAGCTACTATCATGAGTAAGCTAGGTCCAGAAGAACAAGCTAGATATCAGCAAGCATTGCAGTCTGGTGAGATTATGCCTCCTGAATAGATACAGAAATACATGAGTAAAGACTATAAGGATATAGCAGAGATAACTGCATACCATAGTTTGAATTATTTAAAGAATAAACTTAATATTACACATGAGTTCTATAAAGGCTGGAAGGATGCACTAATAGGCGGGGAGGAGATCTATTACGTAGGTATACAGAATGGTAATCCCTGCCTAGAGCGTATTAATCCTATTTACTTTGATTACGATACAGATACTTCAGACTTAGAATATATCCATGACGCTCAATGGTGCGTATATGAGATGAAATTATCTGCTACTGATATATATGACCGGTATTATGACAAACTATCTGAGAAGCAGCTAAATCAGCTCCTAGACATGATGGATGATACGTCTAAAGGAGGGTTCAATCCTGAAGTAAGAAAGACATCGTTAGACTACCCACATATAAAGACTCATAGTATTAATGGGTTTACATCTAACCCGTTTGATAGTACTAATGCAATTAGTGTATGGCATTGTTGTTGGTAGTCATTTAGAAAGATAGCATTTGTTACTATTGCAGACCCTGAAACAGGAGAACCAGTAGAGTATATCGTAGATGAATCATACAATGAGACAGGTACTGAAATAAGCGTAGAATGGAAATGGATCATTGAGACATGGGAAGGATATAGAGCTGGAGATGACCTTTACTTTGGTATGGGTCCTATTGAGTACCAACACGTATCTGCTGATAATCCTAATGCACAAAGATTGCCATATACTGGAGTAATATACAATAATACCAATAGTAGACCTAGATCATTAGTAAGTATGATGAAACCATTACAGTACATGTATATTGTACTTTGGTATCGTCTAGAACTTGCTATGTCAAGAGATAAGGGTAAAGTAGTAAATATGGATATTACTTAGATTCCTAAGTCTATGAATATAGACGTAGCTAAGTGGATGCATTACTTATCTGCACTTGGAGTTAACTTCATCAACCCATATGAAGAAGGTTGGGATATACCAGGTAGAGAAGGTGGTAAACCGTCATAGTTCAATCAGATCACAGCATTAGACCTTACTATGGCTAATACTATTGATCAGTATATAGCATTGATGGATAAGATAGAAGCCATGTTGTCAGAGATAACTGGTGTATCTAAACAACGTGAAGGTTCTATTTCATCTAATGAATTAGTAGGTAATGTAGAAAGATCTGTAGTACAATCAGCTCATATTACAGAGCCATGGTTTTGGGTTCATAACCAAGTAAAGAGAGAGTGTTTGATTATGCTATTAAATACAGCTAAGTATGCTTGGAAGGATAGTAAGACGAGTTTGCAGTATGTATTTGATGATGCTACTAGAGCATTTATGACTCTTAATGATGATATGTTCTATGAAGATTTTGATATATTTGTAGAAGATACTACTAAGAATCAACAACAGATAGAAGCCCTTAAGAACCTTATGCAACCTGCTATGCAGAATGGCGCTAGTCTATTAGATATTGCTGAAATCATTACTCTGGACAATGTTACTATGATCAAAAATAGATTAGAGGAAATTGAACAGAAACGTATGGAACAACAGCAAGCTATGGAACAAGCACAAGCTGAACGTGAACAGTAGATGTTACAAATGCAGAATGAGGTTAAGGAAGAAGAGTTAATGATCAAAGAAGCAGAAATGGATCTTAAGAAATATGAGATTGATCAGAATAATGCAACTAAGATTACAGTAGCTCAACTTAATGCTTATAGAGGTTTGGAAGATCAAGATCAGAATGATAATGGTATTCCAGATACTATGGAAATAGCAGCACAAGCACTTGAAGAGAGAAAGCAAGCATCAGAAGAAGCTTCTAAACAGTTTGAGTTCAACGCTAAAATGCGTGAACAACAATTGAAGAAGGAGATAGAGGATAAGAAGATTGAACTTGAAAAACAGAAATTGCAAGCTCAAAAAGATATCCAAAAACAAAAAGATGATGCGGCTCTTGAAAGAGAAAGAGTTAAAGCTAGAACAGCATTAAAGAATAAAGTAGCGGGAGAGAAATAATATGAGAGTAATACAGAATAAATGGATACCTTTTAAGGGTTATAAATATATAAATCTATTTGGCTTAATATTTACTAGAGATGCATCTAAAATAAATGCTAAAGAATATAATCACGAGAAGATTCATTTGAAGTAGATGCAAGAGATGCTATGGTTAACATTTTACTTATGGTATGGAATAGAGTACTGTATTATTAGACTACTTAGATTCTTTGACAAGCAAAATGTAGTATATCACGATGTTAGCTTTGAAGAGGAAGCTCACAATAATGATGATAACTACACTTACCCTGAGACTAGGAAACATTATTCTTGGTTGAAGTATTGTAAAATTAAAAGTTATAAGGAGGATTAATTATGGGATGCAAGAAAGGCGGAAAGAAACCTGTAAAGAAATAAGGTTATGGACAGACAAGCATTTAGAAATAGGATGCAATAGTTGAAGTAGTACCGGGAGTAGAACCCCGGTAAGACTTACCTTGACTTTAAAAAGTATGCTGAAGGAGGAGAGATACCACCTAACAACAAACCTATAATTCCTGAAGAGCCTCAACCATATAAAGGTAAACTATACAAGGATAGATATGGGCGTAAGTATACTGAAGATCAGATGAATGAGTACTATGATAGTAGTACAGACGAGATTGATAGATTCACTGGGAAACCGTTCATCAGAGGATTAAAGCCAGTAGGAGATATTGAAGATGCTGCAAATGCAACACCTGTAGGTGATGCTATATCTGCGTATGATACTTATAAAGCTTTAAAGAATAAAGACTGGGAAGGTGCTGGATTAGCTGCAATGGGCTTGATTCCTTTTATGCCAATGACTGTTAAATAGTTTAGAAGTTCTTATAGAGGTACTAAACCTAAGATAAAACGTCCTACTCCTATAGTAAAGAAGGACGCTACTCAGAAAGCTATAGACCAGTACATGGAACAACTACACAGAAACAAAATGTCTGAGAAAGTATAAATACTGTTCCATATAGATCTAGAGCTATTGCTGCTGATAAGACATTTGGTACTAATTATAATTCTACATACGATATTTTGGATGACCTGTATGAAAAAGATTACTTTAGTCTTCCAGAAATATCTGGTGAAGACATGGGTAATGTTACAGCAAGAATGTAGGCAAATGAATAGGCAGCCAAGAGATTTATTACTACTAGATAGGGAGCTACTCCTAGAGATTTCGAATTTAAAGTAAATGTTAATAGAAGAGGAGCTCCGGATAAACTAGCTACACATGAACTTAACCATTATACTGATTATGCAATTAGTAAACATAGTAATACTGCTGTAAACAATAATATGCTGCAGTAGTTAGAAGGTTCATTAAAAGAGGCAGATCCTACTTCTATTGACAGTAGAAGAAGATATTTACGTAGTGGTACTGAATAGAAAGCATACATGAATACGCTTAGACGTAGAATGCTAAATGATGGTACTATTAAAAATATTGATGATCAAGTATCTACTAAGTTGCTTAATAATTATATTAATCAACTATCAGATAGTGATTACATAAAGAAAGCTTATAAAGAGCATAAAAATATTAGCTCATACACTAAATGGTTTAATTCTATTCCATTACTAGGTGTAGGAGCCTTAGGTGTATATGGGTATGAGAATACAAACGAGTGATCATAAATTACACACAGATGCATTAAAATATGCAGAGGCTGTACTTATTTAGGATAACTATACTAATAGTTTTATGAACTACGAATGTGTAGAAGATCCTAATTTCGATAGTAAAACGTATGTAGCTAAACCCGAATATATGATAGGCATACATCCAGAATTTTCTCCAGATTTATCATAGGCTTAGATAGATAGCTTAAAAAATCCAGATTTATTTACTAAGGATGAGCTAATCAGAATATTGAACACATTTATATTAGAAAATTATGAATTGGAGATAATAGAAGATGAGCGACCTAATAGACATGGCACTGATAATGCCGGAATATCCGATTCCGAAGTATAAAGACGGAGGGATACATATCAAGAAAGAAAATAGAGGTAAGTTTAATGCCTTAAAGAAACGTACTGGTAAAAGTACTGAAGAACTTACACATAGTAAGAACCCACTAACTAGAAAGAGAGCTATCTTTGCTTAGAATGCTAAGAAGTGGAAACATAAAGGAAGAAAGAAAAAATAAATCTAATTATATATAATTATGGAAGAAATTACATTAAACGGTTTTGAAGTATTTGAAGACTTCCTGCCAGGAGCTAATGTACCAAAAAAAGAAACACAGCAGACTGAACAGGAAGAAGAAGTTATTAATCCGGATATAGATGCTGCTGGAGAAGAATTGACTGACGAGGAACTTGAAGCATTACGTAATCCTAAAAAAGACAAAGAAGATGATAATTCGACTAAAGAGGATGAAAAGGAGGACACGCCTGCTAAAAAGAAGACCGGGAAGGATAAAGAAGTTGAAAAAGATGATAATTCAACTGGAGAAGACGAGGGAAGTACGGAAACTGAAGAAACTGATGATGACACTAATGCAGTAAGTGCATTCTTCGGAGTAATGGCAGAGAAAATGGGCTGGGAACTAGATGAAGAAGATGAAGTTCCTTCTACTCCTGAAGAGCTTGTTGACTATTTTCAGTCAGTAATCGAAGAAAACTCAGTACCTCAGTATGCCAGTGAGGAAGTAGAAGCATTGGACAACTTTGTTAAGAATGGTGGTAATCTGAGAGATTACTTTGAGATTGATGGAGAGCTTGATCTTGAAGAGATTAGTATTGAGGATGATGAAGTAAATCAGAAACTTGTAGTAAAAGAATTCTTGAAAGAAAAAGGATTTAATGCTAAACAGATTGAAAAGAAATTGTCCAAATATGAAGATGCTGGTTTGCTTGAAGATGAGGCTGAAGATGCTTTAGAAGCTCTCAAAGAGATCAAAGAGCAAAAGAAACAACAGCTATTGAAAGACCAAGAAAACCAAGCTAAGGCTGCTGCAAAGCGTCAACAGGAATACTTTAATAGCGTTGTCAACGAAATAAAAGGCATGGATGATATTCGTGGTATTAAGATACCAGAAAAAGACAAGAAAGCATTGTTAGAATATATCTTTAAGCCTGACGCCGAGGGTAAGACACAGTATTAGAAAGACTGGTCTAAGAGCGTAAAGAATTTGCTTGAATCCGCTTACTTCACTATGAAAGGTGATACTTTACTGAAAGCAGCTAAGAATGAAGGTTCTAATACTGCTATCAATAAGTTTAAGAGTAGTCTGAATAAGACTGGTGTAAGTAGGAGAACAAAGAAAACGGACAACACTAGCACTACAGATATGTGGAAGTCTTTTGCGCAACAGTTGCGTACAAATTAATAATAAACTAAATAAATTAAAATTACTAGTATTTTATGGATAATAATATTCTAAATAACTTAGTTTTATACAAAGGTAAATGGTTTTCAGACTTGATTGACACTGCCAAAATCAGTGCAGCTTCGCAATAGAACCCGTATCAGGTTGCTACCGTATTGTCTTATGTATTTGGAACTAAGGATAGCGGTTACAACACTTCCCTGGATATGTTGACAGGTGGTCTTGGTAACGTAATGACTATTGACCAACCGAGCTGGGAATGGAACGTAATGATTGATGCTGACAGAGCAGTAACTATTAGAGATGCAAGATGGAATGGTGCAGCTATTACTCCAGATTCTACACCGGGTCTGGGAAATACTCCTATCCAATTGTGGCTTGAAGATAACTGGTTCGGTCCTACTGCAATCTTGGAATTTGATGATAAAGAATACCAAGTACGTGTAGCAGGTGCTCCTTACCAAGATGGTAATCTTTGGGTGTACACTTGTTTCGTAGCTGATGGTCAGCCGTCATCTTATATTCCTGCAGATCTGTTGACTCCGGGTTGTCAAGTATCTCGTCTTGCTTCTGCTGTAGAAGAATACAGTGAAGAAGGTGATATCCTGAACTATAGTACTCATTTTAAAATGCGTAATTATCTGACGACAATTCGTATTAACTATGATATTACTGGTTCAGCTTATTCTACTGTAATGGCAATTGCATTGCAGGATCCGAAAACAGGTAAGAAATCTTATCTGTGGGCAGATTATCAGGAATGGAAAGCCATGAGAGAATGGTATAAGAGATGTGAAAGAATGTTGGTTTACATGAAAAATAATGTAAACAAAGATGGTTCTTGTAACTTGAAAGGTACTAACGGTCGTCCGGTATTTATCGGTGCTGGTTTGCTGGAACAGATTGCTCCATCTAACAGACGTTATTACACTGAATTGACTGCAGAACTGTTGGAAGATTTCTTGTTCGACCTGTCTTACAATGTACTTGGTACTAACGAACGTAAGTTTGTTGCCTTGACTGGTGAAATGGGTATGAGAGAATTCGACAGAATCCTGAAAGAAAAAGTTGTTAACATGAACTTGATTGATACAGTATTTGTAACAGGTTCTGGCGATAACCTTACCTTTGGTGGTCAGTTCAAAACATTCAAGATGACTAATGGCATTGAACTCACATTGAAATACTTCCCATTGTATGATGATCTGATGTACAACCGTAAACTGCATCCGGTTACTAAGAAACCGTTGGAATCATATCGTATGACATTCCTTGATCTTGGTAGACGTGATGGTGAAGCTAACATCGTAAAAGTAGTTCGTAAAGATCGTGAATTCGTTACTTGGACTACTGGTGGTGCTGTTCTTCCGTCAGGTTATGGTAAATCAATCAATACTCTGAGATCTAATGGTAAGGACGGTTATACCGTTTACTTCCTGGGCGAAATGGGTATCATGTTGAGAGACCCAAGAGCTTGTGGTGAACTTATCATGGAAGCAGAGTAATTTACACTCTGGAATCCAAAATAAAGGGGCCTTCGGGCCCCACCTAACTAGATAATCTAATATTTGATATTATGGAAGTAATCGTTAGAATCATTAAAACAAATCCTTGGACCGGGATTACTAAATGGCCCACATGTTTTGATTATGTTGGATCTTATTGGACAAGATCAGGTAATCGTTACACAGGTCTTACTGAAGAACAAGCAAGACGTCTAGAAAAAGAAATTGGTTATCAGGAAGGAGAACTCTCTCCAAATAGTAATTATTGGAAAACATTTGCATGTCAGATTGGTAAAAAAGATTTGATCTTGCACACAGAAAATCCTTACGATGAACTGCAATATTTGTTCCTTAAAAGTCATAAAAGAGTAGCTAATGGTCTTAATAACATTAAACCATCTAGTGACTATGTAATGATTAATAAGGATAGTGAAGCTGAAGAAGCTAACAAGATCAATAAAGTTAAACGTGATGCATATAGAGAGATGGATAAGATGTCTATTGAAGATATGCGTAAGTGTTTGAGACTGTATGGTATTAAATCTGATACTATGTCTAATGAGCTTATTGAAGCTAAGATGACTGAACAGATCGAAAACTCACCTAAGAACTTTATGATGAAATGGGTTGAAAACCCTAATAAAGAAATTCACTTCGTAATCGAAGAAGCTATCTCTAAAAACATTATTAGAAAGAATAGAGCTAACTATTATTTTGGAACAGACTTGATTGGTAATGGTCTTGATGATGTAGTTGCTTATTTGAAAGATAAAAAGAATAATGATATTAAGATGGCAATACTTAATGAAATTAAGTCTAAATAATGAATAATCGTACTGCACATATTTAGTTTAAAGTTATCCTTGATAAGAATGCTTAGGGGGTTGCCTTCGGTGGTGCTCCCGCATTTTTACCATAGGAAATAGACTTATTTCTTAACCAAGGATAGGATGAGATCATAAGTAATAAGATTAGTGGTAACAATGTACTTAAAGTAGGATTTGAAGGTTCTCAATAGAGAATATCAGAACTAGATGCATTAGTACGTACAGATAAGAATGTAACTGCTAATAGACGCGAATTTAATGAATTCGTATTAGATAATGTGCATAAGGACGGAGAAAGACTTACTATATGGAGTGTAATGCTGAAGTATGGTAATTATCCTACTAACTGTTTACTAGTAGATCATAATACAGCTGGATTATTTAAGTAGACATATAATAATACTCCATGGGTAGAATACCCAGTATCTGCAATAGAGGATAATCAACTGTTAATATATGTTGATCCTATATTGATGGAAGATGAGTTATATAGACCTACAGATAATAAATATGCTGTTGATATTACTTATATAAAGAAGCCTACTCCTTTTGATTATACTAAGCCAGACGAAGAGCTAGATTTACCTAATGATGTAATGACTGAAGTAATAAACAGAGCTGTAGTACTGGCATTAGAGAATATAGAATCACAAAGAACTGCTGGAAAGTTATAGTTAAACCAATTATCTGAATAATTATGCGTGAGAGAGATTTTCAAATACAGTTTGAAAGATAGTTGTAGACTTTAATACCTGGGTATAATACTACTACTAAACTTAATTCAGATACTATCTTTTCATATATAAATCGTGCTAAAGATGAGTATGTGAAATAGTTGTATAGAGTATTTCAGCAGAATCAAGAGATAACTGATAAATTACGTACATTGGTAGATAAGACTATCTATACTAAATCTGACTTTATGGTAGAGGATAATAGATGGTCAACTAGCTATCCAAATAACTATTTGTTTGCACTAGGTGAAGAAACATTTATTGATATTTATTCTAATGCTTGCCCATTGTTAGTAGTTAGAACCAGGGACGTATTAGAAGCTACCATAGAAACAGTAGACAGAATTCTAGAAAATAGTTTGTCAGAATACCACCTCTACCACAATCAAGCCAGACCTGTTCGCCTATATACGGAGAACAAAATAGTATTGATTACTGATGGAAATTATGGTATTACTAAGTATATACTTACTTACTTAAGAAATGCAAAAGATTTAGGTAAGGATTTGGTAAAAGAATATACAGAGTTACCAGAAGTAACTCACCAAGAAATTGTTGATGCGGCAGTTAGACTATATCTGTCAGAAGCGGCTTCAACTAAATAGTCAGATAAATCTGACGAATAATTAACTTAGCGTTCGTTTGACGTGGAAATCTGAAATAAGGAAAGTAGAAAAACGAATATGTTAGACGGCGCGCACTATGTCTAATCTGTATTATGTATACTCACAATAAAAGAATATAGACATCTAAAAACAACTCCCTTGAATATGTTATGAAAGCTAGATTAAATGATGCAAAACAAAGATCTAGAAAACATAACATATATTTTGATTTAACATATGAAGATATGTTAGATATGTGGTCTAAACAAAACGGCTTATGTGCATTATCTGGAATTCCTATGACGCATAAGATATATGCTGGTAAAATTAATACCAATTTGAGCATAGATCGTATAGATCCCAATGAAGGTTATACTAGAAATAATACTTAGTTAGTATGTTCCTGTGTAAACATGATGAAAGGTATGTTGACTATAGAAGAACTCATTCAGTTTTGTAAAGCTATACTTAATACACAAAAATTAAAAAACAAATGATCCAACACGTAGATTATATTCTAATCGGTAAAAATCTGCCAGCATCATATACAACTGCTGATGCTTTGAGTGCAGGCGACGTTGCTTTGTTCGACCAGAATAGAGCTATCATTAAGACTGCTGCTGATGCAGTTAATGCTACTTCTCTTTACGTAGGAGTTGCTCAAAATAAGATTAATGTAACTATGCCAAATGGTACAGTTGCTCAGAAAGCTAATATTAAATTCGGTAATGAAATCCAAAAAGCTTCTAAACCGAGTGCAGTTATTGGTGAATATGTAGCACCTGTTCAGGACAAAATTGTTATTACTTTGACTGACGCTACTATCGTTGCTGGTCATAGATATGTTCTGAGAATGGTTTACAAAGATATCTATGAAGCTCCAGGTCAGTTCACACATACTTATGAAGTATATGCTGATTCTGCTGATGCTGAAGCTTTGGCAGCTGCTATTGTTAAGAAGATTAACAAACACAAAAATCGTAGAATCCAAGCTCAGGCTTCTTCTGCTGTTATTACTTTGACAGCTATGGAAAAAGACGATAATGAAGGAGTTTACTCATTGAGTGAATACTCTGTAGTTAGCATGGAAGCTACCTTGTATACTACTGTTCCTGGTGCATTGCTGGCTAATCAGCCTACTGCAATCCCTGGTGCTACTATCGTTAAGACTCCTGGTAATCCTGGTAAAGGTTACTGGAAACAAGTACGTGACGCTGAAGTACGTTTCATGGGCTACCAAGGTCATGTATTTACTGGAGCTTATCCTGAAGTAGAACAGGCTAGAATGGTAGAAGAAGGTGCAACTTACGACTACATTACTATCGAAAACGATAATTTGTATCTGAGTAACGATAACCAATATATCAAAACTACTCCGCTTACTACTGAACTGTATGTTAAGCATTCAAGTGGTTTCGCTACCTCTATCGTTGCTAAAGGTATCGAAGCATTTATCGCAGGTAAAGCAGCCTAATAATAAATTACTGTAATAACTAAGTGGGGCGGGTTGGATTATTCCTTCCCACTCCACTTTTTTTATTTTTATAATATGAATAAAATAGTTGATGCAAATATAAAGGATAACATACTAAAATTTAATATTATAGCAGATGTATCCATTACCAATAGTTCACAAGTAATAGTATACATAAATGAATGCAGTAATATTAAGAACCTGTATAGTGATGATCCTAAGCTGCAAGATTATGTATTTGATTCTACGAATAGTGCCATATCTGTAACTCCAATTGTTAGAGAAGGTGAACCAGAGCTAGTTACTACTGTATATGCTTATGAGGTATCTATTACTTCTGATATAATTAGTAGCTTTGATTCTAACATGAAGTATATCAAATTATATTGTACTACAGAGAATTATGTTAACGATTACATAGATGGCATAATCTACGATCCTAATACGTTATATGAAGCAGAGATAAAGATGTTACATAGTTATTGTAATACTTGCTTAGATGATAAGCAAATGCAGAAGGTAATGATATTAGTCTTTAAAAGACAGCTTTTAGAATAGGCTATTGCTACTTCTCATAATAAAGAAGCTATGCAATATTATTTAGATTTGGTGCGCTTAATGGGCGTTAATGTTAATAAAAAATGTGATAATAATGGATGCTAGGAATGTAAAGTGTGCTTTAACGGGATGTGTTCCCTGTAATAAAAACTGCATCCAACCTCTTAATCAATTCTTCTATGTAACTGTAGATTACAAAGGTAATTTAGTAATAATATCTGACTATGTTAAATACCCTGAAGTAGAAGTGGACCCAGCTGATCAATAGATTACGTTCCATGATAAAGAGGTTACGGATTTCAATAAACCTGATACTAAACTGTTTTACAATGGAATACACAAAATTACTTGGTAAAGTAACCTTAACAACAGATGGTCTACACGATAGTGCTAGAACATATGATAGACTATGCTTAGTGTATGACTCTGCATATAGATCTTTCATATCCATTAAAGATGTACCAGCTAACATTAGTATTGACAATAAGACCTATTGGCAACCATTAAGCATAATTACAGCTGATAATGAGGATTTAATGGTAGATGAGAATCTACGTATTAAATTTGCAAATAAAGAGTATAACCCTACACAGAATAGCGGTATGGGTTATGTTATACTACGCAAGAGAAAAGACAATATAATCACATAGGAAGACTTCAATCAAGCTAATACCTTATACGTAGTAGAGTATGATTTCTACTTAGGTAGTAGTACTATTACTATACCAGAAGGGTGTGCAATATACTTCAAAGGTGGTACTTTAAATGCAGGTACTGTAGTAGGTACAGATACTATGGCATATGGTACTATAAGTAATAAAGGAGATGCTACATTTGATGGTACTTGGTAGGAATCAGGTACAGGAAGTGGAGGAGACCTTAGTGATTTAGAAGAAAGAGTAAAGAGATTGGAAGAAGCTATGTTCCCATATAAATTTACAGTTAGTGGAGGTGGAGTATATAAGAAAGGCACTACTTCTTCAGTTACTGTTAGATGGTCATTTGTACAAGGTACTACGACTGCTACACCTGATACATTAACTATTAATGGAGAGTCTGTAGCTCCTTCATAGACTAGTAAGACATACCTAGATGTAGGTGTAGATACTGATTATGTGATCAAAGCCACTAAAGATGGAATCGAGTATACTGGTACAGTTACAGCAAGATTTGTTAATCCATCATACTTTGGAGTAGTTCCTAGTAACTTTGTACCTACAGAAGAACTAGTGAAAGAACTTAGTAGTGGTGATATTATAAAGAATACTAAGACTTACGCTACTCCTACATTTACACAGAATGCTTAGAAGAACTGTTATGCATATCCAAAAGCATTTGGTATGCTAACTGATATCAGAGATATGAGTAATCAGAATTTGAACGGTTCTTATGTTTATACTGAGATAGCAATTAATGACGAGATGTATTATGTATATGTTCTCAAAACGCCATCTACAGTAACAAATTACAAAATAATCTTTAATTAAAAGATATATGATACAAATTATAGATAACTTTGAACATAGAAGTAAACTACCTAATTTCGCCAGAGATCAATTCGATACCCTAGAAGAAATGAAGAATGTTCGTGATGAGGACATTGATGAAGGGCATATATCTTATTGTATATCAACAGATAAACACTACAAATTTAATGCTAGCAACGCTATTGATTAGTCTACAGGTAAGTGGCGTGAATTCAAGGGTGAGAAAGGGGATCCTGGAAAAGATGGTCAAGATGGGACAAATGTTTCATCTAATCTTACTGCATTCGTCTTTAAGTCTAGTGAAACTACACCAAGCAAACCCGTGGGTGGTAGTTGGAATTCAGATACTAATGTATTTACTCCTCCAACAGGCTGGTATACAACAGATCAAAACATGGTTGGTACCATCTGGATGTCATGGGCAGTATTTTAGACTGCTGGAACTATTCAAGGGGAATGGTCTATGCCAGTTAGGATAACTGGTGAAAACGGTAAAGATGGATAGGATGGCAAATCAATAGAATTCATTTATAAGGTATCTAATAGAGTACCAAATAGTTCTGATAAGCCTAGTAGTGTAAATGAAGATGGTAGTGTGCCAGATGGTTGGACAGATCATCCTACTGGTGTAAGTGAATCTAATCAGTATGAATGGATGTGTGTCAGAACTAAAACTGATGATTTATGGTCTGATTGGAATGGTCCAACAGTATGGTCTAAATGGGGAGCTAACGGTAAAGATGGAGATGGAGTAGAATATATATACAAAAGAACTACTACTAACTTATCTCCAGATAGACCTACAGAAGTAAGTCAAGAAGATGACTTTGTGCCTGAAGGATGGACTGATGATCCTACTGGTGTAAATGAGAATAACATGTATGAGTGGGTATGTGTTAGAAAGTACAAAGAAGGAATTTGGAGTGAATTCAGTAATCCTGCTTTATGGGCAAAATGGGGAGAGAAAGGAGAACCAGGTAAGGATGGGAATGATGGTACATCTGTTAATATAAAAGGAGAAGTAGCATCAGAAGATCAATTGCCAGAATCAGCTCAACCTGGAGATGCCTACGTAGTAAATGGAGATTTATATGTATGGGATGGATTAAGATGGAATAATATAGGTGGTATTAAAGGTCCAGCCGGTGATTCTGCTTACGTACATATAGCATTTGCTGACGGAGTAGTTACTGATGATTCTGGAACAGTTACTTAGGTATATGGTTTTACAACTACAGGTTCTACAGTAGGTAAAGCATATATAGGAACTTATTCTGATCATACAGTCGCAGATTCACAAGATCCATTAGTATATAAATGGTAGAAGAACAAAGGTGATAAAGGAGATAAAGGTGACCAAGGTAATGAAGGACCTTAGGGAGTACCTGGAGATCCAGGAGCTGATGGTATAACTCTTTACACATGGATTAGATATGCTGAAGACGCTAATGGTACTGGTATAAGTAATAGTCCAGATGGCAAGAGTTATATTGGACTGGCTTATAATAAAACCACTGCATCAGAAAGCAATAATCCTAGTGATTATACATGGTCAAAGATAACGGGTAAAGATGGAGTACCTGGACCTGCTGGAGAAGACGGTAAAACATTATATACTTGGATTAAGTACGCTGATACTATGCCTACTTCTTCATCTAGTACTATATATGATATACCTAATGAAAATACTAAGTATATCGGTATAGCAGTAAATAAAGATACAGCATCTGAAAGTACAGATGCAATGGTCTATACTTGGAGTCTATTTAGAGGAGCAGATGGTACTAATGGTACCAATGGAAAAGACGGTAGAGATGGTAGAATTGTATATCCTGCTGGTATATATGACGCTACAGTAACTTATACAGCTACTGATACTAAAGCACCATACGTATTATATGGAGAAACATATTATGTTATGAACGTAACCACTAGTTGGACTGGTTCATAGAATGATGGTAAAACTCCTGCAGATGACTATGAACAATACGGCGAACATGCTACATGGATACCAATGGAAAAGTTTGAAGCTGTATACGCTAAGTTATTGATTGCAGATAACGGTACATTAGGTAAGTTTGTGTTCAACGGAAATTACATGTTTAGTCAACAAGGTAAAGATGGAAGTGGTAATAGTTCTAGTGACTATGAAAACTTCAATCCAGACAGACCTGATTCAGGAAACTTTTAGCCTAATCTATACATAGACGGACTTACTGGAAAAATAGTAGCTAGTAATGCTTATGTAAAAGGTTCATATAAAGAATAGGCTAAATTGGTTACTAATTCTGATTCTTACTTCTTAGAATATGGCGGAGGTATTATAAGTGTTAATAGACGTGTAGATGATCTTATGGGGAAAAATACCCATTAGCACGTAAGTGTTGGTAGTGGTTGGATATATAATTCAGGTAATCCTGAAAAAGAATGGTCTTCATACACTATTACTAATGTATCAGATACTCCACTTTTAATAACAAACTATTTTTCAGGTTGTTTCAGAGCATTTAGTTATCTTAATAGTTTATATTATGGAGTAATATTACCAGATAAATATAGTTCTGTTACACTGAGAAGAGTGAGAGTGCCAGATGATACTCCTGTAGATTTTGATGGATTATCTAATGCAGGTTATGTAAACGAAATAGCTCTTATACAGCCAGGGCAAAACAGAGTAACTACTAATGTAACTTGGACAGTAGGAAAGGTTAATTACAATATGATACAACTCTAATGAAAAACATAGTAGATAAATAGCTAAGATACTCTGTTAAAATAAATTACAGAGACGTTTTAGCATCTATATGTATTAACGAACTAGAATCTCTACTTAACAAAGTAGATTTAGTTCAAGATAGATAGATGCTAAAAGATATGATCTGTCATTGTGCAAGACAGATAGGGACAGACATTCCACTAGGATTTACTACTATATGTAATCTGTTCACTCCTTATACAGAACCTGAATGTTTACACGGTAGAGTAATATACAACCTATTCCAATTAGGAGGAGGTATAGAAGAAGCTCCGATTGATGGTAAATAGTATGCTAGACAAAATGCTAAATGGAGTGAAGTTACAGGCGGAGGTGGAGGAGGAATGGAAACAAACACTCCTCTAGTTAAACCAATTATGACAGTATTGTGGACTAATAAAAGAACCGGTAATACTAGTAATTCATTAAACATTAATACTGAAATAGGGGACACCTATAAATGGAGTGGTAACTATATGTGGCAATCAAAGAAAAATTATAAAGATCCTGAAACTATGGAAAGTAATGTGTTTATTGAATTAACAGAAGATGGAATACAATCTCCTACAGTAGAGATGGAAACATTATCTAATACTAATTACTATGTAACACTTAAAGCTCCTAAAACTGGTTATGAAATAGTAGATGGGCAGTTAGTACCGGCTACTGGAGATGACGAAGAAACAGTAAATAGCAAAATTACATTCCTATATCCTGTTTATTATGGAGTAGAAGGTAATATGAATAAACAATTAGTTTCTTCTAACAACACAACTATATCCAACATAACTACTAGTGACAGTGAATATTTTGTGTACAAATATCCTAGTAATTTTCCTAAGCTAACTACTATTACTTAGAATGATGCATATAACGTAACACAAGCATTCATTTATAGTGAAGAATAGTTCATAACTGATACAGGACTTAAATTAACAATGAGAGTATATACTTCTGCTAATCCAGGAGCATTTACTAATGCTAAACTAAACTTTAAATGACAGAGAGTATAATCACATTCCCGTCGAAGATTGGTAGTAATAACCCTAAGGCCTATGGAGCAGTTAATGCGACATAGGTTTCTGGGCATAAATAGGTTTTTACTACTAGTGATCTGTATACTATTTCTGATTCTATACTTAGCGAAAGTAAAGATAATACTAATAATGATGCTATAGGTTAGAGGTGGTTCGTACAGAGTTCATAGGCTTATTACCAATTAATCAGCTGGGAAAATAGAAATAATAGTAGAGGTTGGTCAGTAGTGCAAGGCGGGAGTGGTGATGGAGGTACTAATATTGTTATATCTGATACTCCACCTTTAGATACTAATGATATATGGGCAGATGACTCTGAAAAGTCAATTCCTGAATATGTAAATGAAGACTTATAGAGTTTGATATAGGCAGTTAATGCTATTCAACAACAGATAAAGAAATATGAATATGCATTTAACAATCAATTAAGTTCTGGAGATTTTACTAATAATACTGCTGATGCTATTACTAGCATAGAACCAGAATAGCCTGCAGAATATACAGAAGAGTAGAACTTAAAATATATAGGAACTAATACAGCTAGAGAACCAGAATATCCTGCATACTCTGAAACAATGATACCAAATTTAAAACATTTGTGTATTAAAGCAGGTAAGTATACTGATCTATTAGCTAATCAAGATAAATTTTTAAATAACGAATTATTGTGGTGTACCGATACCCAGAGACTTTATATTAAAAGTGAAGGTAACCTTGTATGGATTAACAAGACTGGAAGTGGTGGAGGTGAAGACCCAGACCCAGGAGATGAAGGCATGACTAAAGATGATTTAGATAAACTGGACTATATTGGATTTGTAGCTCCAAGTGGACAAACTTATCGTGTTAAGGTAAGTAATGATGGTAAACTTATTGTTTACATGAAAGAACTCGATACACCTCAAGCAGAACCAACTGGAGGTCAAACAGATCCTAGTACTGGCTGGGTGTATGTAACTTCTTTGTATTTACAGAAATTATATATTAATAGTTTATACTGTGGAGGACTAACTGCAGATGAACATAGTTATAATTACTGTTCACATAATTTTGTAGAATTATCCAATCTAACTGATGCGGATATTAATCTAAATGGACTATCGTTATAGTACTCTAGTGGTGGTACTAATTGGGAAGTTCTTCCCCTTGAAGGGCTAATTAAAAAAGGAGAAACATTTCTTATTAGAGGAGCGCAATGCTCAGTAATGGATGCGAATACTACTCGTATCAAAGTAAACAGTTATGATATGGAATGGTATGCTAAAGACGGATAGTTAATTAAGTTTGATAATACTAAAGCAAAGTTTTATCTTACTTGGGGTAATACTCCTTCTAGTGTAGCATCTCCATATAGTAATGTTGGAGGAAGTTATAAAGTAAGTAAAGGATATATAGATTTAGTTGGATTAAATAAAGAAAATGCCGGTGATGCAGATACTATTGATGCTAAAGAAAATAATCCATATGCTTATCTTAATTCCAACAGATTATTTACTAAGTATTATAGTATGGACCCAGTAAGTCAAGCTACTAAATCGTTGGATAAGAGAAATAATGCTAATGATTGGTATTTCGTAGATTTGACTAAAGATATTATTCCTATGATAGAATCTTATACTCCTAAGGCTACTTATGAGCATAAAAATATATTCTATAATAAAACCAAACTAGATACTACTAAACCGAACTATATTACTTGTACTTTTGGTATTCAGGCAACTGCTCCTAATGCTACTAGATGCTTTAACTGGATATCTACTGAGTATCATGACGAATTCTTATGGTATAAGAAGCAAGGAGAATCAGAATGGAACAAAGTAGAATCATTCAAAAATGAATCTGGTATTAGAAAGTATTATAATAGAATTAGATCTGAGTTTACCGATGGTACAGCATTCACTACTCATAAAGTAATAATCAAAAATCTAAGTGCTGGAGTATACGATTACAAGGTAGTTAGAGATGAGAATTACGAAAGTGAAGTATTACATTTTACTGTACGTGAAGGATCAGATGAATTCACCTTTGTTCAAGTATCAGACCAATAGGGATTTAGATGGGATGAATATCAGATATGGAAATCATCTGCTGAATACATCAAAGATAATGTAGCTGATATGGAGTTCACAGTAAATACTGGCGATATGACTCAAAATGGTAATCGTGTTAACGAATGGATTGACTACTATACAGGTAGACAAGCTATGAAGGATTTCGAGGAAATGCCAGTAATTGGAAATAATGACCTGTGTCCTGCCAACATTTATCAGTTAGGTAATGGAGGTGACAGTTCAAAGATTAATCCTAAGAACTTATCATTCTTCTATACTTTTGAAATGGATGAAGAGAATCCTCCTATTTTCAACATTGAGGGTAAGGAAGTATTCATTGATTCTCTATATTCATTCAATTATGGCAATGTACACTTCATGGCTATCAATTCTGAGATTACAGATGGTACTGAGAAGAATGTGTATGGACTAAGTACAAACGGTTTAGTATACTCTAATATGAAGACATGGTGTCAGAACGATATTAATAAGAATTCTGATAAGACATGGAAGATAGCATTTACTCATGAGTTACCATTTACTATTATTACTCAGAATGTAATTAGTAATTTTTACTGGGATAATACAGAGAATAGTAAGATTGAAAGATCTGGTAGTCATCTGAACTATAATACTACGGCTGATAATAAGTATTGGTTTAGTAAATTCTGTCAGGAGAATAACATTAGATTAGCTATAGGCGGGCATAAGCATACATACGCAGCTACATTCCCATTGAAGGAGAATCCAGCTAGCACTATGAAACCTATTATTCAAGTAACAGCAGAGATGCTACAAGAATCATTTGGTACTACTACTCTTGCTGCCGATAATTCAGATCCACAACTAGAAGGTCAATTATTCCCATCTACATGGATTGGTAATGATGCATATAAGACTTAGAAGCACTTGTGTACATTTGAGTTAGTAGAAAAGATAACAGCGCCTGTATATATTACTAATCAAGCTACAGGTTATAAACACACTTCTAATAAAGAGTTACCATCTCCATATACTCCTTGGGATCACTACTTCTTCCCAGCTACTATTACTCAAACTAGTCAGACAGATATTACAGCTAAAGTAAATGCTGGGCAAAGATATCCTTTCTATACTATTTATAAAGTAACAGCTAGTAATATTCAGTGTATTACTAAAAAGATTAATTACTTATTTACTTCTGCTGGTAAATATAATGTTAATATTCCTAGTAGCAGTAATCCTCCTGCAGCAATTGGTGGAAACGGAGAAATTAATAGTGGTAATGACATAATTGTTATAACAAAATGAATTTAAAAAAGTATAATGAATCTACCGGCACTTGGGATATAATTTCTTCAGGTAATGCTTCTGGTATCATGGTTACTGACCCTCACTTTTTAGAAGAGGGTCAGACCTTTAAATCCGTTAATCAGGTATTAGTGGATATGGACGATAAAGTAGAAGAGACTAAAAGAAATCTAAGTTGGGTCGTATTAAATGGTACTATTGGTGGTGGAGGAGGCGGTGGTGGAACTACTGCTTCTATCAAGCTTACTGACGGCAGTATTGTTACTACTGAAGGCGTACATTATCTTTATTCTACTTCTACTAAGTTAACACTACATTATCTTATTAGTTCTACTAAACCTAATGAGAAGTATAACATATCTGTATCACTAGATGGTAATACTATTATAAGTAATCAAGTAGGTTATTCTTCAGTATAGGGTACATTAGAAATTCCTAATATTGCTGAATTTTCTAGTTCAGCTAGTCACAGTATTGTTGTTACTGCTGAGAATACAGAAGGTATCTCAGTAAGCCCTTACTTGCTTACTGTAGTAGAATCATCTATTAGTCTAGAATCTTCCGTAACTTCTGTAACTGCTACTATAGGTTTACCATACAATATTACTTATAAAATAACTAATAAGGTATTAGGCTCTGAAACTTCTCTTATAGTTACTAATACAACTAATGGTATATCTAAGAGTTATTCTGTAGGAAAATTTACTTCAGTAGAACCTAAGTTATTAGATGTAAACTTCTTTGACTTATTCAATGGTGCTACTCCTACTGCCGGTAGTTCATATACTATATCTGCGCAAGCTACTACTTCTGTAGATACTTAGGTAATCCAATCAGATACTGTTACTAATAAAGTAGTAGTAGAAGATGGACAAACACTAGTAGTATTGGTAGATGGAATTACTACACAAGCTGATATAGAAGCAGGAACAGAACCAACAGAGTTTGCATAGTCTGGTAATATATCATTTTCATTTACTCCATACTTAGCAGGAGTATCAATTATATATTATGCTATCAGAATATAGAGAGGTACTATCACAACTGATATAGGTAACTTCGATGCTGATAGTAGTAACTTCAATTCTAACAGTTATGTGTTAAGAGGTAAAGCTCAAGTATTTAGTTGGTCTATTCCACAAGAAGAATCATACTTGGGAGACTATATTATTACTTTAAGATGTTGGTCTGAAAAAGGTAGTCCTATAACTGATACGATTCTTAGATGTAATGTCATAGCTGCAGATCAAAGTTTGATTCCTACATAGAATCCAAGCAATACTATGTACGCATAGTGGAATATAAAACAAGCTACATTTCCTCAAGAAACATCTGCTAAAATATGGTCTAGCGTTGTACCTAACTTTATTATGCCAGGATAGCAAGAAGAACAATCTGTAACTACTAATTTAAATGTATATGATACTAATGGTATACTATCGGGCTTCTTGAATGAGAATGGATAGAGTAAATTAAGATTGGCTGGAGAAGCATACGGGGTAGTAGATTTACAACCATTCGCTGCGTCTACTGCAGATAATACTAACTGGTCTAGACTAGGTTTTACTATATCTACTACGTTTAAAACAGATTTACATCCGTACAATGACAGAACTGTATTCTTTATAGGAGACTATTCATCAGACAATAGCTTTCAAGAAGGTATTATAGTAAGTCTAGAAGATGTAATATGGAAGTACACAGATGGAGCTATTAAGGAAAGTATATCATGTAAGATACAACAAAACACTGTAAATACTCTTGATTTTGTAGTAGACCAAAGTAATAAAGAAGTTAAGATATTTGTTAATGGTGTATTGAATGTAGCTAGAGAGATAAAAGATAATTTCACTTGGAGTACATCAAGTAAGATATATTTAGGATGTACTTACTAGAATGGTAAACCTAGTAACTTCAGCGATGTAGAGTTCTATGAAATGAACTTGTTTAGATCTCCTCTTAATGATAAACAGATAGTTATTAATGCACTTAATGCTAGAGTAAGAGCTACATTAACTAGTACAGGTTCTGTAGATTTTACAGAGTATAACAACTTAAAGTTAAAGAACTTCTTTAGTATAACAGAGAATAGTAGTTCTTCAACTCTTTGGGATGACTCTACTGGTACATATGCTAAATTGAATTTTAATAGTCTTATTGGTGATGTCAATAGAAAACCACCTCTTCCAGTAGTATTAATAAACTGTTCCAATTCTGGGTTTACTAAAGCTGTGTATGAAGCTATTGGACCTAATTCAACTATGTACAATGGTTGTACACTTAGTTACTTTGATCCAGATTCAACTAGTGGATCTGCTGTATCTACTACAGATGTATCTGTATAGATTCAAGGTACATCTTCTACTGGTTACAGAAGTAAGAACTTAGAGATTGCTCTCAATAAAATACTTACAGATGATGAAGGTAAATCTATTGGACCAGAGTTATTTCAACCAAAAGCTAGTTGGATGCCTGAGAATCAATTCACATTGAAGGCTGACGTTGTAGATAGTGCTCATGCTAATAATGCTTCTATTGGTAAGTGGATTAATGACAATGCAGATGTACTATTCGATAAGACACCTCCAATGTAGGAATTGGAATCTAGACGTCCTGTGGATTCTATAACTCCTAGTGAAGTACATAATGAGGTAACTATCAAACATACTTTGGAAGGTTTCCCTATCATCCTACTTATACAATTTGATGGTACTAGTACTCAAGAGATGTTGGGTATATATTCTTTCAACTTAGGACGTGCTGCTTATTACAACATGGGTATGAAGTTCTTAAAGAACTTTACTACTAAGATTAAAAATGTAACTGGAGAATATGTAGATCAACCATTGCCTGCTTTCATTACTAAGTATGAAGCATATAAAGTAAATGAGAACTTTGGTAGTATCAATCAATAGTAGATTTACTCATATGAATTTGGAGATAATGCTAACATTATTGAGACTCCAGAAGGTATACAACATACTGCTCTATTCATGCAGGATGACTTAACCGTATTATAGCATGTAGGAGAATTTAAATATAATGGAGCTACTCAAGATGCTACTTCTGTAACTGACAACAATATATGGTAGAGACTGTAGTTACTGTTTACTACATTAGCCGGTATGACTGGTGAAGAGATAAGTAAATACAGATGGAACACTATAACTAAAGGGTATGAAAAAACAGGAGCTACATATCCTGCATAGCAATCCTGGTCTGCTCTTGCCGATGATCTTACTTTAAGACTAAGTATTAGAAATGCATATTCATACTTTATGATATGTGTAGTATTCGGTCTTGTGGACTCATTAGGAAAGAATATGGTGTTAAGATCATGGAATGTAGGAGGATCCACTACAGATTAGAATATGAATAAGTGGTACCCATGTTTCTATGATATGGATACTGCAAATGGAGTAAGTAATACTGGTGAAGAAAATGTTGCTAAGACGGCATATATAGACGGTTTCAGCAATGCAGATACTACTACGGGTGTGAACTCTCTTATAATCAAATAGAACGATCCTAATAACGGGTATGACGAATACTCAAGTAGATTGTGGGATGTTCTAAGAGATAGTAGATTCATAAGTACTGGAGTATATTCAGGAAGTGATTATAATGGATTATGGGATCTATGGAGAACCAATAGTTCATTATTAACCAGTTCTTCTATGTTCGTTGAAAACTACTTTAGTGCTTAGACAAAGAACTGTGGAGAACTATTATACAACTATGACTACCGAGTTAAGTATCTTACGAAATATTAGAAAGATGAAGATAGCCCTGCGTCATATGCTAATGTGGAATTCTTGCATGGTACACGTAATGACTTTGTAAGAGATTGGCTAAAGAAGAGATTGACATTTATGGATGGAGTATTCTTATTTGCTAATAATAATATTATCTATCCGTACAATGAAAAAGGTTCTTTCAAGTGTGGTGGTGCTTAGAACAACAACTCTAAGTTAACTATTAAGATGAATAGTCCTGCTATACTTACTGTGAATATAGGTAATGCAGCAGGTAGTGAAACTAGATATTACATAGAAGAGAATGTGGATACAGATATATATCTACCATCTTTATCTTCATTTAATACTCAGATTACAGTAAACAATATGTCTGAGATAAGTAATATGAAAGGACTAGACGAGATTAGATTCCAAGGTTTCATGACATCAATGTCGCTACCTAGTATGTCCGAAATAGATATACAAAATACTAGTACATTATCATCGAACCCTATAGACTTTGCTACTATATTCGTTAAGAGATAGGATGGCAAGAGTGTTTCAGATATTAGACATATTAATTTGTCTAACACTAGTTTTTGGTCAGGGAACAGTGGCGTTAACTCATTTCCAGTAGATGTATAGAACTATAACAAACTAAAGACAATAGATATATCAAATGGATGTGTAACTTCATTAGCACTACCTAATGCCGCATTATCTGCTCTTACTTTAACAAATTCTGCGATAGAAAGAGTAACTCTAGCTGATCAACCTTTTATTAGTAAAATTGATTTTACAGGATGTAATAAACTACAATCCGTAGAAGTAAGTAATTGTAACTAGATAATAGAATTAGACTTACGTAATTTGAGTGACTTAACTAGTATCAATATTATTGGTTGTGCTAAGCTCGAAAGAATTTATGCACCTAACTGTAATAAGTTAGCCACATTTAATGTGTCAAATGCTAATGCACTCAAGTCTGTAACCCTATCTAATTGTAATAATGCTAACTTAAGTATTAGTTTAGTAGGAGCTCCTAATCTTGAAGAATTGAATTTAGATAATACAAATACTACCGATGTAATTGAATTTGCACCAGGATTCAATAAATTGAAGACATTAAATATTTCTTCAAGTAACATTAATGCATTTCAATTTGGAAATGATCCTGTAGCTACTACATCTACAGGTGAAAGAATACTAGATCTTAGTCCATTTACTTTTACTAATCTGTATATGTACTATAATAGTTCTAAGTATGTAAAATTTAAGAATAGTAAAACAAATCCTTTCGCAGTTAATAGTTCTACTTTTAATAACTGTTCTAGTTTAACTAGAGTATTCGGACACATAAAACTAACATCAGGAAGTGTATTCAATACTTGCCCTAACTTCTTTATACACGATGTACTAGAAGACGTGACTATTAAACCAACTAGAGGGCAATGGTACGGTCCAGATACAGATACTACAGAAGGTTAGGAATAGTGGGATAACAATCAAGGATTAGAGACTAATATATCCATAGGTACTACTAATTTAAGTAGCTGCTTTGTAGGAACTAAAGTAAACATATATGATGTATATTATATATTGAACATGTGTGATGATGTCGAAAACATTGTTTCTATATTTCATTCTTGTTCAAATGTAATTACAGATTTTAGTAATCCTCTAAGTAGAGACACATTTAAATATTGTGGTAATGTTACTAATGCTTAGCATGCCTTCTATGCTACTAGACTGACAGGTCCTATGTATAGTCCTACTCATACTGGAGATACAATTACTGAATACAATGGTTTATTAAGCCCTTTGAAGAAGTTAGTATCCTGCAGCAGTATGTTCGAAACTGCTGCTGGCAATTTCTACATAGATGATTTATTCTTTGCATAGATAGGTGCTAATCAATATTTACAATTGGCACATCTGTCTAGCATGTTCAATTACGGTGGTAGTAATATAATATTTGTAGATAACTGTGATGAAACTTTAACTTCAGCAGAAGTAGCAGAGGGACGAAGAGCATATGCTAGAGCATCTAAATTATTAAGAGATCTTCCCAATCTAGATACTATAGCTAATATGTTTAATGGTTGTTGGTTTAATTTCGATACAGAAAGTACCGACGATAGTGTAATATATAGTCCGTTATTCGCTTATAATAGCAAACTAAAAGTAGTTAGTTGGAGTTTCAGAAATATCAAAGCTAAAGGTTCATTGATTAATCTATTTGGTGGTAATTCAGTATTTGATAGTAGTAATTTATTCTCTAGGCAAATAACTAAATTATTAGGATGTTTCTATATAACTTCTAATGATGGAGACAAGGTGTATTTCCCTATACACAATAGTATGTTTAGATAGATTAAACTTACTTTACAATACATAGGTAATACAGAAGATACTAATCAGATTCCAGATTAGGCTGCTACATGTTTTCATGGTGCTGGTATAAATAGAGTATTTGTTAGAGAGTCTGATGAAACATATCCTTATGATGTATTTAAAGGTGTTGTTAATCTGATTGCGTGCCCATGTTTCTTTGCTAATATGACTGTTCCTAATTCTAGTGGAGTAGTATACGAACTACCGGGAAACATTTTCTAGGACTGTTCAAATCTAGTACAGATAACAGGTTGCTTTAGAAATCAATTAGTAAAGTATAAGTTGACAGGTAAGGGATTTACCAATTGTAAACTTACAAATGTTGCGTATGCGTTCTATGAAGATTCGGAAAGTTATACAAAAGAAGGAGGAGTTCCATATGGTTTATTTTATATGGAAAGAGATGTAGTAAGAGCCTCTACTGGTTGGAGTCATGCAGATGCACTTAAACTAGGAATAACTGAAAACTTTGGTATAACTGAAGAAGGAAAACATGATCCTGATGCAGTACTTCCACAAACTATTGATTACAGCGAATCAATAAAAGCTGTTAGAAGTAGTATAACTGATATGCGATATGCATTGGCAAACTTCTCTAGCCCTAATGCAGAAGGATACATTAGAAAGCAAGTAGAATTAAATACTGTTGAAGATGCAGGAGATTTAATAATAACTAATGAAAATTATAATGTTTCAGAATTTATAGTAAATACTGCATATGATCCTAGAGATCAAATACCTAATCCAGTGTATGATCCTAATAATCCTGGTTCTACCCCAGAATATATTGATAATCCCAATAAGGATATACATAGAGTAATAAAGAATCCAAACTATAGTCCTTACAAGAAAATATGGAATATTGATTATTATGATGGAGTATATGGTCTAGGGGATCTGATATAGAACAGTACTTTGTATCAGAACATACAATCTGGTGTTATAACAGATATTGATCCTAATATTCCATCAGAATTCTTCAATGAAGACGATATGCGATACCCTCTTAGTCCTGCAGGATAGAATAGATTAGATAGTATGAATTACATAGTTCCATCAGATCTATTTAAATATTGTGTCAATAATACTAATACTAATATATCAAATGTTCTCACAGGCAGTGGTAGAAAAACTGTTAATGGAGTGCAAAGATATAACTACGGTATATATGGTAGAATACCAAATAGAATATTCAAAACTCTTACTAACATATCCAGTTTAACTAATGTGTTTGCGTATTGTCGTTGCATTAATCCATATACTTGGAATGATGATAGTAATAATGGACAGATGTTTCCTTCTGATATGTTATCTAACAATACTGCATTAAAAAGCGTTTCAGGACTATTCTGTGGAATATATATACCTGCAAAAGTAGTTATACCTTCTACTTTACTTAGTAAGAACTTGGCTCTTACAGATATATCTTATTTATTCTATGATGCTACCTTCCAAGGCTCTGCTGATGATGTTCAACAGTTAAGTGATACTACATTCTAGTATAATTATATATTACAGAATATATCATATGCATTAGCTAGTACCAATTCTACTGGAGGATGGATGGGACAAGGACCGAAAAAGATAGGATCAAATCTGTTTACTCAATCTAAACATAAGAATCTTACGAAGATAACAGGTTTATTCTATGGAGATACTTCTACAACAGGTTCTGTGCCAGAATTCTGGACATGGCTAAATAATCTTACTAATACGAATAAACAAAATGTATTTGCTTACATGAGTAAGAGTCTTATCACTAATAGTAGCAGTATACCAGAACAATGGGCAACTAATATGAGGGATTAATATGGATGTGAAGTTATTAACTGACAGAGAGTTATTGGAAAGCATATATACTATGTTGTAGTATGTATTAGTCAAGGTAAACGAAATAGATAATGACGATAAACAATTTGGCATGAACTTGGCTGCTGACTTACTCGGCAGCATAGTTTATGACGCTCAACCTAGAACTACAAGATATGCAAATTAAATGGTTAAAAGAGAGTAATAGAATGAAGCACCTGAAGTACGCAATAGTACCAGGTGCTCTGTTCACCATACTATTCGTAGCTGGTCTAGCATCAGGTATGGAGTTTAAAGATAAAATGTATGGTGGTAAATGGGATTGGTTAGATTGGATAGCTACTATAATTGGTGGTACTATAGGTCAAGCAATTCAAGTAGGTATAATATTATTATTGAAATTATGCATATAATATCAGAAAGAATAGCAAAAAGAAGTACATATACTATAAGTAATATGTATATAGATGGCGTTAAGTTCTGCAATGTTCTTGAAGATACGGATAGGGGACTTACACAAGATATGTCGATAGAGGATATATAGAAAGCCAAAGTATATGGTAAGACTGCTATACCTACTGGTACATATAAAGTTACTTTAGATATCGTATCTCCTAAGTTTAGTAAGTATAAACAATATAAATTCTGTAGTGGAAAATTACCTAGACTATTAGATGTACCTGGTTTTGATGGTATACTAATTCACATAGGTAATACAGAGGAGGATACAGATGGATGCTTATTAGTAGGAAAAAATAATGTCGTTGGTAAAGTAACAGAAAGTACTGTGACGTTTAAAGCATTATATGATAAGATGCAAGAAGCAGTAGAGAATGGAGAATAGATTACTATTACTATTAAGTAATACAGAGGAGGATACAGATGAAAACAATTTTATATAATCCTATATTCATTAATCCTTAGGCATACTATGTATTTCCAAGGCTAACTAGGTATCTGCAGCCAGACAATGAGTCTACTGCAGAACCAGCTAACTATATAGGTACAATTGAAGTAAAGGTAATAGCGTATGGAGATACTACTTTAAAAAGAACCTATACTAATACAGATTCTATAGACCTAAGTGAATTTAAGAATACGTGGATACGTATTAGTCTATTCACTAAAGTAGGTTCATGTGTCTTAGGAGAGTGGAAGATTGGCAATATGGAATCAGATCTTCCTTATATAGATCCAGAAGTATTAGCTTCTCTTAAAGCTGTAGTTATAGTTGGTAATAAGACTAATAATGATTCTGATAGAGCTATTATCAAGAACTTGGTGGACCCTGACAACCCGTTTATCATAAGTAATGCTGCTTTCAAGCTTAATAGTGGGTTTGGAAAATACGAGGAAGATTTTACTGATTGGAGGATATATCCAAATATAAAAGTTACTGATAGTGTAGTTACTACCGATGGAAATTTTAAATCTAGTTGGTTTATATATAAGCACTCTAGTGAAAGTAAGATAAATGAAATGAATATAAAAGTTTCAGGTATTCCAAAAGGAGGAAAAATCTTATACTTTTATATTTCAGATGAAACAGCTAATATGCCTATTGCATATACTATACCAAAAGATGGTATTTATCATTTACCTGAATCTAAGATTAATAATAATCGTGCTAGTGTAGGATTTACAGTAGAAAGTTCTTACGATTGGAATAATATAAGAATCGAGCAAATCCCCTCTTTCGAAGGCGCATTCGTCACCGACGGAGTTGACGACCTGATTACTTCCACCAAGACCGTACAGGAGATGCTGGGAGGAAGCAATGAACTAACAATCGTGTCCATGGTTCATCAAGTTAAAGATTCAGCTAATAATGTATCTTTTACCAATTATATAAGAGGTAGTGCCAATGGCTATTTCCGTAATATCGTGAATAACTACGACAAGACTGGAATATATGGATATACTTCTTCTGACTTAATGGGTTTGTCAGTTGTAAATAATATATTAGGTGATAAGAATGATTATACGTCTAATGGCGACAATAGAGACTCCATAATCAATGGTAATTTTAGCGTTCAAGGATATTCGTATAATGACGGTAATAATACTGGCGATTTTAGTTCTGTCGCTTGGTACTGGACAATCATCGCCAACAAGGTACTGACTACCGACCAAATCAACCAAGTAATCGATTACTTCAACTTGGATAGGACTCTTAACCCTGATATACTGTGTAATACCATCAAGCAGGGAATCACCAACGAGAACCACGCAGAGTTTGGCGATAAGCTGATTGACTTTTCCGGTAATGGTAGGGATATTCAGTTGAATAATCTGGCTTGGAAAGGCGGTAGTGGTATCGCGGCTAAACAATATGAAACATTTAAAGATTGGACTAATACTCCTTATCAAACTTCGACAGTAACAGAAATAGATGAGTTTACTAGAGTAGTAGATTCTACTTCTAATGCTTATTGGGTAAGTATGATTAATAGAACTTCTGATTTTGATAAAGTTCATGATTCTATTAATATAGTTCTATACCAAGATGATATGCTATTAGTTCATGAATGTAAATATAAGATAGACGAGAATGTTACAACTAAGGCATTATACGAAACTTTAAAATCGGGTGTAAATACAATAACATTAGCAACTATTGATAAGTTTACAGATATACCGGAAGATGCAGAAATAATGAGTCTTGGCGAATGGGTTAATCCTAAAAGTAACAAAGGTTCTGTTAAGATAACTCTATTACCTAGTTATGAAGGAGGAGTATTACTTGATGGTATCAATGACTTTGGTAAGGTGACAGGGATGCCGATTTACAAAGATTATACTTTCATTATAGATTATGAACGTATAAGTTATACAAGCGAAGGATGGGGAGGAGCTATTGTTTCTAAATCTCCTATCGCTAATAATGGAGCTTTTATTTCGATGATGGCTAATTCGGCTGGATTAAATAAACAATTATTCTCTTTTGGAGGTGTTACGGCATTTATAAAAGATGATTTATCAAGAATCTTGTTTTGGCAGACTAAATATAAATCGGAAAATACTGAATTAACAGTAGGAGAAGGAGTTGATGGTGATACTCTTTGGTTAGGTACTTTAAGAGATAATGATTCTCGTTTCTTCAATGGAGTTATTTATTCTCTTATGTCTTTCCCTTATAGTATGTCAGAATTCTTAATCGAGCGTCAGTTGAAGAAGTACAAGCTGGGTACGCTGTATCCAAATATGGTGGAGTTTAGACCGATAGTGAAGAGTAATTCAGAATATACTATTACAGCTTTTTCAGGCTCTACCCCAATGGTTATAGGTTCATATTATCCTATTAATACTCCTATAACTTTTCACGTTAAGCCTAAAGGTTTAGTGGATGAAGTTGTAAAGCTAACTATTAATGGGAAGGAAACGGTATTTAATAAAGTTAGTGGTACTACTTATATATATGATTATTCTTCTTTACCTAAGTCCCCTCAAAAGATAGACATCACTATTGACGAGTACATAAGGTACGAGGATATTGTACAACCTTATCCAGAAATGTGGGTTATCACCCAAAATGCGAAAAAAGTTTCTTGGGGAGATAAGCTAAAAGTCGGAAGTGAATTTGGCTATAATAGTAAAATCAATTTATTGTCTGGTTTATATAGTACTGCAAATAGTTATTATAATGGAAAGGTGGTAAAAGCCGGAGATGTTTTAAAAGTAGAAAAGCAAATGGTTTTTGCCTGTGATTACAGTTGGATAGGTGGTACTAACGAACCCAAATGCATCCTATCTCCTAGCAGGCTAAGAATACCAAACTCTAGCTATAAGATACTAGGCTACATTCCTGATATATCAGGTCACGGTAATCATGGAGTTATTCATAATTCTGCTTATGCACTAAATAGTGGGGCTAATGGATATACAGAAGACTTTACTAAGTGGACTTTATATACAGGAGTTAAATGTACAGATAGTATTATTAGTCTTGATTCTAGTTTTAATAAACAAGACCAATGGATTCTATTTAAACCCAAAGGTTCTAATATAAATCAATTCACTATTAATATTAAAGGAATACCTGATGGTGGAAATTTATATTTACGTTTATCAACTGATTCTAGTATAAAATTAGAAAATGGAATTAATGAGATAAGTAGTTATACAAATGTCACAAATTCAACTGGATTTTTTATAGGAGCAAATGGTCTTAATTTAGACTGGTCTAATCTTGTTATTGAACAAGTAGGAGAATACGAAGGAGCCTACTGCTTAGATGGTGTAGATGACTTTGTTACTATTCCTACTACGGTCGGTGGCAAACAAGTATTGATGAAAGTAAATTGGCAAAAATCTCCAATACTGTTATATGACCAAAGAGCATCTGGAAGTTTTGCTGTACTTACAACTTTAGAAGATGATGCAGTTAATCTTAGAATAGCATATCAGGCACGTAATCAGGATGGTAAAACTTATATAGATGGAATAGAAAATAATAATATTGAAACTTATACATTAAAAGATATAACTCATAATATTACAATTGCTAATTCTTCTTTAGGAGGTATAATAGTACCAGTAATTGGTTGTAATACTGGTAAATCATCTAATTTTGCTAAAATGTCTCTCTATGACTTCATGCTCTTCGATGAAATCTCAACAGATGACAAGATTTTAGAGCTGAATGAGTACGTAGGAATAGAAGGCAATACAGAATGAAGAAAGACGAAATAATTGATTTAAATAACAAAATATTTATACAAGAATGAAATATATAGTAGTACCAGCTGAAGAGCTGGTTGACATGACACAAGAAACATTAGATGAATTACATTTAGTATTTCGTTATAGTGTGGATGGAACTGAAGTAATCATGAAAGTTGCTAACTATGAATTGCTATTCCCATCAATAATGACTTTACCATTAACAGATGAAGATGAAGCTACAGAAGTAGTATATCCTTATCCTACTTATGAATGTGACGCATTGGAAGAACTGTTAAACAGTGATAAATGGACTAATAAAGAAGAACAACTATGAGAGAAACTATAAATTTCGTACCTAGTAAGTCAACCCCCAATCACAAAGAAGTACAGTATTGGATAGACTTACAAACTGATCCATATGGTAGATGTATTAAAGCATGGACTGGATCTGAATGGAGTACTATTACTGATAATGATCTAATTGAATCTATTAACAAAGAACTAGCTAATAAAGCAAATAAAGCTACTACTTTGTCTGGTTATGGTATTCAGGATGCATATACTAAGGAACAAGTAGATGCTAAAGTAGCATCTGTATATAGAGTGAAAGGTTCTGTAGCTAATTTCGAAGCACTACCTGCTACAGCTGTAGTTGGAGACGTATATAATCTAACAGATACTGGTGCTAACTATGTATGTATTGTAGCTAGTCCTGCTGAATGGGATAAGTTATCTGAAACAGTAGACTTGAGTCACTGTGTAACATCTGATGAAGTATCTACTGTAGTATCTATGACTTAGACAGAATATGACACTTTGTCTGTTAAAGATTCTAAAACACTATATTTAATTCACGAATAATATGAAATTAGGAGATAAAAATATTGTAGCTGCATATCTAGGTGATGTTAATGTATTTACTAACTATTACGGAGTCAGCTTCCCTATAGAGCCATAGAATACATTAATGACTAGAACTGGTTATATGCCATGGCATAAAGAACTTCCTATACAGTCCAAAATGAAATCTTGTACGATTACTTCTGATGGAACAGTTAAATATCTTAATGCTACAGATAGAACCAAGTATGAAGATGGTACTGATAGAGACATGACATTAAATACTATGGTAGAAATACCAGAGTTCTGGTATAAATGTATGAGAGATGATACTACTGTATATTTGAACTTATATCCAGCAGATCCTCATATTCCAGAAGCTGAACATGTGGAGAAGTTCTATATTTCTGCATATGAAGCATCTAATGTAGATAATGTGTTAAAATCTATTAACAATGGATCTATTACTCCAGTAGTAAACATTAATAGAACTACTATGCAATCTAGAGCTAGGGCTAATAACTCCAGTACTACGAATTGGAACATGTATACTTACAGAGCTCATAGAATACTTACTGTGCTTTACTTAGTTGAATATGCATGTACCAACAGTTAGAAAGCTTTCAATGCCGAATTAACTGCAGAAGGTTATCATCAAGGTGGTCTTGGAGATGGAGTTACTACAGGTAATATTAAAGTAAATGGAGTAGATACTTGGAGTTGTGTACCTTGCGGAAGTACAGACGAACATGGAAACTCTACTGGTATAACTTCTGTTACTGTCAATAGTACTGATGCAGAAGGTGTTGCAACTCAGAAGTCTTATAATGTTCCTACTTATAGAGGTATTGAGAATCCATTTGGTCATGTATGGAAAAATTGTATAGACACACTTGTACATTTTAATGCGCAAACTAATAAAAATGACGTTTATATAAATACCGACTTAAGTACATTTGGATCTACTAATATATCAGATTATGACTATCAATGTAGTACTACTATTACTGAAGGTTATAAGAAGAAGTTAGTATACAATGCAGCATTTGATATATTGCCTCCAATAGATGAAACATTCGGTGGTAATACTACAACTTATTGGTGTGACTACAATTGGACTAACAATAGTACAACTGATAGGTTAACATTAATAGGCGGTGCTGCTGGTATTGGCGCGTCTGCTGGGTTGCTCTATGTTAATTCTTACAATGGGCTTGGCTATGCTTATGCTACTGTCGGTACTCGGTTAATCTATATACCGTAATTTAATTAAAAATATAGATAGGTTGTTCCTCATCATTAAGCAGTAATGCTAGTAATAGCACGAATGCTAGGTTACTCAATGTTAATTCTAACAATGAGCTTAGCAATGCTAATGCTAATGTCAGTACACTGAATCCGTAATTAAACAAATAAAGAAATTAAGAGACTGTAGAGGAAGACCTTACCCCTTGGTAAAAGATAACATACTAATTAACTGTGTTAGTAACTTTTTTCGTGAAAACTCGGTAATGGATTACAGATGAAAAGATATAATAATTTATTTGACAAAATAGTAGCTTTAGACAATTTATATCTAGCAGATAAAAGAGCTAGAAGACAAAAACAACATAGACCTGAAATAATTAATTTTGATAAGAATAGAGAAAAATTACTTTTAGATCTATAGAAGAAATTAATAGATGGTGAATATAAGACTTCTGAATATTATATATTCAAGATATATGAACCTAAAGAAAGAGGAATATTCAAGCTTCCATACTATCCAGATAGAATAGTACATCATGCTATTATGAATATTATGGAACCTATTTGGGTATCATCCTTCATTAAAGGAACTTATAGTTGTATAAAAAATCGTGGTATACATAAAGCTCTGAAAGATGTTAAGTTCGCACTGAAAGATGAAGCCAATACAAAATACTGTCTTAAGTTAGATGTCAGAAAATTTTATCCTTCAATAGATCATGATATATTAAAATAGCTAATAAGAAGAAAAGTAAAAGATAAGAAATTATTAATTATATTAGATGAAATAATAGATTCTGCATAGGGAGTACCAATTGGTAATTACTTATCACAATTCTTTGCTAATCTATATTTAACATATCTAGATCACTGGATCAAAGAAGAAAAACATATAAAATACTATTTCAGATACGCAGATGATATTGTAATACTTCATAGTGATAAAGACTATTTAAGATAGTTGTTTAAGGATATGAAGTAGTACTTAGAAGAAAGACTTAATATTAACTTTAAAGACAACTGGCAAATATTTAAAGTTGACGATAGAGGAATAGATTTCGTAGGGTATAAGATATTTCATACTCACACTCTGTTAAGAAAGCATATTAAGAAGAACTTCTGTAAAAGAGTAAGTAAATTGAACAAGAAAGATAACTTAGACAAGAGTGCTTATCAATAGAAAATATGTAGTTATATAGGTTGGATTAAGTACTGTAATGGTCGTAATTTATTTAGTAAAATGACTAAATATAAAGAGCTATTGCAATACATATCAAAAAGTAAGAAGAAGAAAACCTAACACAATAACATACGTTTTTAAAATATATCTCAGATAAAATATCATCCCTGTCAGAGCAATCTCTCAGGGTTTTTACTTTCTCAAAATACTTGCTATGATTTACAATATAGGAGATTCAATAATGACTTTGTTCAAAAGTATATTCAGTAGCGCAGGAAGATTCGCCAGCAGTTGCTTTGCTGGAATAACATCTTTCTTAGCACCAGTTTAGGTAGCTATAATTGCGGCAACTAGTTTTATACTGATAGATGTCATATTAGGTTACAAAGTATCAAGGAAATACGGACACAAACATATCGAGTCTTATAAGTTATGGAAAACTATTAATAAAGTATTTGAAGCTACATTGTTGATAGTAGGAGCATACGTTATAGATACTCATATAGTTACCTCATTGAACTTACATGCCGTAGAGTTTGTATCTGGTATGATATGTGGAACTGAATTCATATCCTGGCTAGAATCAATGAAGGACTTACATCCGGATTGCAAAATATGTAAAGTATTAGAAAAAGTACTAGGCAAAGTTATCAAAGCTAAAGGTGAAAAGTATCTAGGAGTAGATTTAGATATAAAAGATTTTAAACCAAATAACAATGATAACAGCAATAATATCAGTAGTTAACTGGCTTGCAACGCATTTCAGAGCACTTACCATAGGTTTCATATGTATACTATCGGTAAGTGCTTTTTTTATGTACAAGCAGCTACAAAAGAAGGACAAGGAAATAGCTAGACTATCCAGTAATAGTGAATATTATGAATCGTTATTAGATTCAAGTAGAAAAGAAAATCGAACGTTACAACTAACTATATCTGATCTTAATACTAGCAGAGATAGTATAGTACAGTAGTTGAACGATACTAAAAAGAAATTAAAAATCAAAGACAAGAATCTGGTATAGGCACAGGTAATCAATACCGAAGTTAAAGATTCCGTTAAAACAGTAATTAAAACCAAAGAGGTTGACTTTACTTAGGAATTAAAATTAAATGATTTAACAACTATCATAGTAAGTAGAAAAGACTCAATCTTAACAGCCACATTAGATTTAAAAAACTAGCAAACGCTGTTTGTAGAAGAAAAGAAAGAATATCGTAATAAGTATAAGACGTGGCTAGCCAGATTCTTCCACTTTGATTTTAAAAAAGATATTCACAGAAAATATACGATTAACAACTCTAACAAACTTATCAAAGTAACAGATACTAGAATAATAGAGATTAGTAAATAAAATCAATCTATAATATTAATCAATAATAATATGCATAGAATAATCCGTACAAAGGCTTATGAAGCTAAACATGGTCCTCACTTTGATGAAGAACATGCACGTAAAGCTGTAAGTAAGATGGAAAACGAAGACGGATCTAGAGGCCAACATTGGTCTGTAGAAGAAACTTCTGCTCTTGCAAATCAATACGGAATTCGCTTTGATAGCAAGTTCAATAAGTATGATTGGTATGTTGCATTGAATATGGTTTACTCAGATTACTACAAAGTAATTGTTAACATGACAGGTTCTAATAACTCTAAGTATTTCGTAGAGTTAGCTAAAGCCTGGATATGTGACAAAGACATTGATGAAGGTAAAATGTGGTACTATTATATTTATGTAATGTGCGATAAGCTGAGAGATGCAGAAGAAGAATACTTCGATAGAAACTACAGTAAATATGAAGATGAAGATGATGACGATGACGAACCCTATGGAACTTACCGTAGAGGTGGAAGAATGGGAAGATCTTCATATGGTAGACGTAGAGAATATGACAGAGAATACGATGAGAGGGATTATGAGAAGGAAAGAATGTTTCCTTACGAAGATGAACTTAAACGTGGTCGTTCTGTACGTTATATTAGATATTAATCAAATTAAATCAATCCTAAATAAAATCAATTATGTTAGAAGATAAAATTATCCTTCAAGACCGCGGTTTTGACGCTGGTCTGGCTGCTTTAATGCAGAATGCAAATAAAGGTATGGACCCTGCTGCTTTGATGGCTATGATGAATAACAATGGCGGATTCGGCGGTAACGGCGGATGGTGGTGGATCTGGATTATCCTGATCTTCTTCTGCTGGGGTGGCTGGGGAGGCAACGGCTTCGGTAATAGAGGTGGCGAAGCTTCTCAACTTGCTTCTCAATTGAATACTGATGCTAATACTAGTCTGTTGATGCAGGCTATCAATGGTAATAAAGAAGCTATCAGCAACTTGTCTAATACTTTGAATTGTGACTTTAACTCAGTATAGAGTGCATTGAATACTATTAATGCTAGTGTAAATCAGATTGCTTGTGATACTAAGTTGTCCAGTCAGCAAGTAATAAATGCTATTACTTCAGGTAATGCATCTCTTGCTTCTGAATTGGCAAACTGCTGCTGCACCACTTAGAGATCTATAGATGGTGTAAATCTTAACCTGACTAAGATGGGTTACGAAAACCAGTTGGCTGTATGTAATCAGACTAACAACTTGGTTAACACAATGAACAGCAATACTTTGTCTCTGCGTGATAATGGTACTGCAAATACTAATGCTATTATAGCAAAACTTGATGCTATGCAAAATTAGGCACTACTTGACAAGATTGACTCTCTGCGTGAGAAAAATTCTACACTGGTATCTCAGTTAAGTCAAGAACATCAGACTGCTACATTTGGTACAATGATAAGTCAGGCTACTACGCCTATTGTTACTAAGTTAAATGCATTGCAATCTGACGTTGATGGTATCAAGTGCAAACTTCCTAACACTGTAAATGTACCATATCCTCAGCTGTCTGTTTATAATCCAGAAGTTTTCAAAGCTGCTGCGTATGGAGCTTTTGCTGGTGATACTTATGCAAACTGCGGAGTAGGTTATAACAACTGTGGTTGCTAATAAGAAAGGAGGTAATTATGTTTCCTTTCTATAATACACAACAAACACTATTCCCGTTTGGTCCTTTTAATCCGTTCTTCTTCGGTAGACGTCGCAGAAGATTGAATACTATTTCTGGTATACCGGTACTTAGAACTACAGGTGTATCTGCTACTACTACAGAAGTAAGATATGATGTAAATCATCAGGAATTCCTTAGTTTACCTAAAGAGGGACTGTTTTTCTTGGATGTAAGACAGGCATCTGCTACAGCTGACGCTTCTCTTCCAGTTGGTTTATCAGATGATAATGCAGAGAACAATACTACTCAGAGCATGCTTCGTAATGCATTACAAGAAGAAGTACAAGCCGGTGACTTACAACTCAATTTCAGATATTTGATTTACTATAATAAATGTAATAACACTTATCAATTAGTAAATGCATATCCTACAAACATAGCTGCACAGGCAGCTTAATATTAACAAGGGCTCTTCGGAGCCCTTAAACAAATACTTATTGTGATAACATTTTCGCAATTGAGTATAGGTGATCCTATATACGTATTAGAAATCATAGGTACATTTAAGAAGAGTACTAATTACTTTGCCGGTAATATAGTAAGTGTATCTAAAGTGTACGACGAACCACTGCCACCATAGTAGTTTCCAATGCCTAACTAGAATAGAAAGAAGTTGGTAGACATAGTTATAAGTTGCGGTGGTGAACAAAAGAAGTTAACAGTAGAGGAAGGCAAATCATTAATTAATGATACTCAACTAGGTCTTACTGTAGCTACAGACAAACAACATATAGTTAATATGGTTAAATCTAGCTACAATGAATATAAAGCGAAAAAAGAAGCTGTTGCTAGGTATGACGAAGAAATGACTAAATGTGAAGCTATACTTAAGTAGTTAGATTATACAGAGAAAGAACCTGAAAAGGAAGATCCTAGAATATAGGAATTACAAGATTAGGTTAGAGAACTTAAAGATTTAATAAAACAGGCAAGTAATATGGTTCCACCTTAGATGAAATAGATGTTACCATAGAATATGCAGAAAGCAATGAATGAGGCTAGTTAATAACTAGCCTTTTTTTATTTTAAGACTTCTAGACAAACGCTATTATATTACTTGACCAATTGTACTACTACACCTATAAAATGGCTTAGAACGCATCTAAATACGTTATAAAGATATTTAATAAATAATGCATTATGAAATTAAACACACTGAATACTATTATTGATGATATTCTACTTGAATTGCGCAATAGTTCTGTTGCTGAATCAGAACATATAAGTAGAATATAGATTGAACAATGGATTCACAACTATAGAGCTGTACTCATCAAGTAGGACATAGATAAGGGTAGAGATATAAATCCTATGTATGTCCAAACTATTCCATGTGTACACATTGATAGAATAGATAGTACAGCAGGTCATATAGAATATAGAAGTGACATAGAATTACCTAAACTGATAGACTTTCATTTTAGAACAGGTCTAGTATATGTAAAAGACATGTTCGGTAATCTAATTCAGCTAGGTAATGAGACAAAGATGAAATATCAAAAGTATAGAAAGTATACTTGCGGAGACTATATAGCATACATCAAAAACAATAGATTGTATGTGGAAGATCCGGGTAATGATCACCAGCTCGAATGGGTAGAGATAGGAGTAATAGCTGAGAATCCTGCTGATATCAATGAATGTTTCGATCCTGATAGTTCATATCCTGCACCTGCGCATATGATACCTGTAATCAAAGATATGATATTTACTAAAGAATTGAATATCATGCATCAGATTCCGTCAGACGAAACTAATAACTCTAGAGATGATATGTAGAACATTAATGTTAGATAGCAATGAAGAAATCTTATACAATAAGCGACTTCTATGAGTTCTACTTATCTTATATCGAAAGGGAAACTGTATATGATGTTGATTACAAAACATACAGACAAATTGTTGAAGATTACTTTAAGTATATCGTAGAAGAGATAATGGAAAATAGTAGAGAATTCAAACTACCGTGTAGACTTGGAAATCTAAGTATAGTAAAACGATAGCCTAAGAACTTTGATAACAAGAGTCTTAGGATAGACTATCATGAAAGTAAAGTACAAGGTAAAGCTGTATACTTCATTAATGAACACAGTAATTACTATAAGTTTAGATTCTTATGGAGTAAAAAGGATTGTTTACTAACAAATAAGACGAAATATTAGTTTGTAGCTTCTAGAGCGAACAAACGCAGATTAGCTCAAATAATTAAGAACAGAGAACACGATTATACTACAATCAAATAAGGTTATGATAGATAATAAGTTAATTAGTTCAAAGGCTGTGTTAGCTAAGATCATAGCCGACTTGGATTTAAAAGAAGATGAAATAAGAATAACTGATGTACGCGAATGGATTGGTGAAGCAATGGAGAAAATTGGAGCAGTACAGCAGTTAGAACATAAAGTAGCAAACATATAGGTAGTAGATTACCAAGCTAAATTACCTTGTGATTTATATAGATTAAATCAAGTAGCGTTTTCTTTTGAAAACGGATGTGGTTGGTTGCCAATGAGAAAGGTTACCAACTCTTTTGGTGTATATAAGAAATGTGGTGAATGTAATCCTAAAATGTTAATAAAGGATAATGCACTTATACCTTTAGTAAAGAACATATTCAATGTTAATACAGATAAGGAAGCTATTGATATTCTTAATGAAGATGTTAATGTTAAGTAGACATTAAGTGCTTTAGTAAACCAATATACTATACCTAGTAATAATGGTAGACTTATTATAGGTAATCCAGCAACATTTAATACAAGCTTACAATACTCTACTAAACCTGGATATATTACTGTTAATGTACCATGTGGATGGTTAAAAATATCATACCATGCTATTATTACTGATGAAGACAGTATGCCTATGATACCTGATATACCATCATACTTTGAAGCTATATTCTGGTATGTAGCAATGAAGATGTCTTATCCCAAATATTTAAAAGGACAGCTGAATTAGAATATATACTACGATATGAGAAACTCATGGAACTTCTACCGTAGATAGGCATATGCAGAAGCTATGATGCCTACTGTAGATGAGTTGGAAACTATTAAGAATGTATGGCACAAACCTTATACTGAGATGAGAGATCATGATACATTCTTTGAGAGTACAGGAGATGAACAAATACTTTATAATTGGAATAGATAATGACTAATACATTATAGACAAATACTTTCGTTGGTGGTATGAATCTAGATACAGATGTAACTATGATACCAGACAATCAGTATAGATATGCGGAGAATGTACGTGTAATTACTGATACTGATGGTACCACAGGTGTGTTGCAGAATGTATAGGATACTAGAATGGTAGAGGGAGGAGACTTCTTGAACCCCAATGAAACAGTACTAGCTGCTACTACAGTTGATAAGTATGGTGTCATACTTACTGTAGATGGTACTAAAATATGCAGAATATATAGAGTAGAAGGTTATGATGATCTACCATTAAAAGCTACAGTAATAGTCAAAGGTGAACTGGGTTATAATGTAAGTTCTAAAGTAAAAATAGTAGCTAACTATGAATCTGCTACTATTATTAAAATCTATATAGCCTCTCCAGATCAGACTATTAAGACTCTTAATATAATGGACGGTAGATATATGCAAACTCCTAACGGTAATCCTTTACTAGACTCTAATGGTAATCTAAAGAATACTAGTCTGTTGGATATACAAATATCTACTTTACTCGGAGCACCAGAAGTAATATCATTGGGAGGAGGTTCGCTGACTACCGGTATAGTACAGTACTCTTATCAGTTATTTAATGCTCGTGGTTCTGCTACTAACTTCTCTCCAGTTAGTAATGCTATACATCTTACTAATAGTGAAGTATCAGAAGGATAGAAGAACTATATGGGCAATAATAAGGATGTAAACTCTGGTAAAAGCGTTAACTTTAAAGTTAAATTAAATGATGTACCTGAAGGATTATTTGATAATATCAGATTAATTCGTATAAAGTATAATGACTTTACTGAAAATCCTTAGATTGAAATATTTCAAGAAAATGAGATATCATCTTCTACTAATGAATACATATTTAATGATACTGGTGGTAATGTAATAAATACTATTACTATAGAAGAGTTTAATAAGATACAAGAGAGTACATTTACTGCGGCTACTATAGAATCCAAGGATAATATATTATTCGCAGCTAATATTAAAGAATCTACATGGAAACCACAATATGATGCTAGATCATACAGATTTACTGCTAGTAATAAGTTAATACTTAATGGTTCTAGCGAAGATCAGAATATAGAAGTAATAGTAACAAATTCTAATCTTAATAGCACCTTGAGTTCTATACCAGAATCTCATGACTGTATTAATCCGTATAACAGTCAAGATCCTGATTTTAGTAATAGAGATGTATGTAAGTATTAGTTTGGTAGTACTACGTTAGGAGGTACTGGTCTAAACATAGATTACGAATTCGTTACTACAGATGTAATGCTAGATGATAACTTCACAAATACTCTTACTATAAATACTCCTGTTACTACTAGTGATAAGATTACCATAAACAATCTTAATGGTTCTACTGTATCCTAGATATCTCTAGGAGCATCCGGCATAAGCAGATTCAGAAATTATGCTGATCCTTACTTTGCTAGTAAGTATAAAGGATATCAGAGAGATGAAGTATATAGATTTGGTATTGTATTCTTTAATGAAAGAAATGTTGCTACTCCAGTATATTGGATTGGAGATATTAAATTCCCTCATTGTTGGGAAGCATGTCCATGGTATGTACAAGATCTTACTCTTTATGGAAAAGCAATTGGTATAAACTTTAAAATAAAGAATTATCCTGATGGAGCTAAAGCATATCAAATAGTAAGATGTAATAGAACAAAAGAAGATAGAACTATATTAACTCAAGCTCTATTATCTGGAACTGTATCATATCCATATCATTCTGTTAGAGATGCAGAATATGATATAGCATCTGAGAATACCAGAAGACCATATACATTCCTGGGAAATAGTTGGCAGAAAGTAGGTTAGATAACTGATTCTATTATTGGTAATGCTAGTTACTAGTGGATGGTATCCGAAAGAGTTGACAACTATATATCAACACTTATTAGTCCAGAAATTGATGCTAATTAGGATGACATGGCGAAGAGTGTCAAAGGTTGTAGAGCAGATATGTGTTTGAAATTAGATCCTAGAACTAATCATAAAGAACATATAAGTTCTGTTGGTGGACAAGCTACAGCATATGGCTATTACGTTAAATCTAATAGAACATAGTAGGTAAGAAGTGGAGTAGCAGTTACTAATGAATATGCTAGTCAAAGTTCTAGAGTGGGTTCAATAGCAAGTTCTAGTTCAGAGGCTCTTAATGATATATTCATGGTAGGAAATGCAGCAGAGTGGACTGGTATAACTAATTTGATAGGAAAGAGATATATAGCTCACTATACTGGATTTGGAACTACTAGGGGTAAATTTGATATAAATGAATCTGTTAGTCCTATTATAATGGAAGGATTCTCTTGGCCGGATGCAGCATCTAAACACTCTTCTATTTCTGGTAAAACTTATCTTAATGCTACTGTAAGTATGAATGGTAGATAGGATAATCAAGAAATATATAATAAGACTGGTTACTATGGAAATTGTGTTGTTGTCACTAGAGATAACAATAATATAGGTGTACAACAGAATATAAACATAGATAGAGCTGGTACAGAACCTATGAGTCCTAGAGTTTCTGGTACTATTGCTGATCTTATTAGAGAGTTTAATTATACTCAATTTACTACACCAGTAGTTAATATAAAAACTAACAATATACCATACAGTGGAAACACTTATAGTGCTCGTAGTAACTCTACTTACATAAGTACATATACATATCATGACTTATCTGATCGTAATGCTATAGTATTTGGTGGTGATACTTATTTAGGAGTATTAGATCATAAAACTGTAATGTATATTCCTCAATTTTGGGGAGGTACAGAAAGTCCTGATGTGAATTGTGGAGTTACAGTTTCAGACTATATTCCTTTTGAGACTACTATTAATCTCGCTTTATTGTATGGTAGTTCTGCATCTAGAGTTGGATCTAGTGATCTAGATTATGTAGACCCGTACTTATCATTATCTATCTCTGGTGCATCATATGGTGGTCATACATAGAGTAAACCATACTTTGCATATAATGATGCCTACTCTAGATAGCCAGATGCTTAGATGTATGTAACAGATTCTAATTACTCTATTAGCAATTTGCAGTCTGGTAATAGAATTAGATACTCTGGTACTAAGACTGCTAATGAGATATCAGATAGTTGGACATCATTTAAACCAGCAGATTATCTTGATGTAGATTCATCTCATGGAGATATTACAAACTTAAAGCAGTTTAATAATCAGTTATTATTCTGGTAGAAAGATGCCGTAGGAATAGCATCTGTAAACGATAGATCACTTATAACAGATAACAATCAAGCTCCTCTAGTATTAGGTACTGGTGGTGTACTGGATAGATATGACTATTTAACTACATCCAATGGATCTGATACACCAAATGATAAAAGTATTGTAACTAGTCCTAATGGTTTATATTGGTATGATGATAGTAAGAATGAAATATGTTCATATGGTAATGGAGTATAGAAATTATCCAAAGCTAAGAGTGTATAGTCATGGTTGAATACTGATAAACAAAAAGCAAAAGTAAGTATATATGATCCTAAGTTTAACGAGGTACAGATGGGATTTGAAGATAAAGTACTTACTTATGATGAACAAATTCAACAGTTCTCTTCGTTTAGAACATTTAACCCAGATAATTACTTATCATTCCCAGACAAACTCTTGTATATTAAGGACTAGATAATAAAAGAAAGCGCAGATTTTCCGTTAAATGAATTAAAGTCTAGATTATAGATAGTAATCAATAAAGATCCATTATTAACTAAGACGTTTGATAATGTGTTCTTTAGTGGAGAATTTGATGATGTTAGAAAGATGATGCAAGTTATTAAATTCACTACAAAGACTCAAGAAGGAACTATATTTAAAGATAATACAGAAGTAAATAATCCAATAGAACAGCGAGAAGATACATTTAGGTTTGCTGTTGGTAGGGAGAAAACTAGTGTAGATGACATGTCTCTTCCTGGTAGAATGAAAGGTAAGTATATGATATGTGATTATATTATTAATTGCAATGATCAACACAACTTCAGACTCCCTAATATAAACACAACATATAGATATTCAATGGTATGAAAAAGATAAATAAAAGAAAAAAATATGTAGGTGGAGGTATGACACCATATATGCGAACCGATTTCAATTCTCAGCTACCTACACAATTAACAGCTCCACAGTCAGTATAGGTATATGCTCCTGGTAATGCTAAACCTACTAGTTCTGCTAATTTCTTGCAATCTAGTAATTTTGCGAATATGTTTGGAGGATCTGGTGGATCTGGAGGTGGTGGTATGGCAGGAATAGGTCAAGCTGGCGATGCAATTAATTCAATGATCAGTAATGTTACAGGTCCTGCTACAGCTTCTACTGTAAGTGAATCTAGAATGCAAACAGCAATGGGTACTATATCTGGTACAGCCAAAGGCGCTGCTGCGGGTTTTGCAGTAGGTGGTCCTGTTGGTGCTATAGTAGGTGGTGTAGCTGGATTAGCTTCTGGTATCACTGGTAAGAAAGGTTCTGTATCTGTATCTAAGAATCCATATGATGATACTGTTGATATCAAATATGGTACAGGTATTAGAGGAGGTGCTAGGAACAGGAGAAAGCTACGTCGTCAAGCTGAACAAGCACAAGCTAATGCTAGAAGTAATTAGGCTAGTTTGTAGATGGGAAGTATTAATGAACAGGAGTTTTACGACGATTATGATAATGATATACAAACAATGGCACAAGGAGGAATGATCAGTAGTTTAGCATATGTAGATGATGGTGAACTACTTAATACTCCACAAGGAGTCATTGCAGAAGTGCCAGAAGAAGGTAAACCTACAGATAGTAATTTGGTTGATCTGCCAGAAGGTACTAGAATACTTAGTGATAAAAGAAAAGTACCAGGAAGTAAAGAAACATTTGCGCAGATGGGTAAGAGATTAATGTCAAAAAAGAAAACAAATAGAACAGATAAGTATGCAGAGAATGCTGCAATGCTTAATGAGATAAACGATCAGGCTATTTACAACAAATTGTTTGCTATACAAGAATCTACAAAAGTAAATAGAAAAACTAAAAACGGAATACAGGCAGCAGCTGGCGGTGATGTAATTACTGCAGCTAATAATGGTAGATATACTAAGGTTGCAGACAGATTGTATAGACCATGGAATTATTGGGAAGATACATATGACTCTACAAGATATACTCCTGGTAAATACAATAATACTAATACTCCTACTGCTGTATCTAATAATCTTAATTTGAATAATGAGGTTCAGAGTAGAGTTCCTGATGAACAAATAGCAACTCCAAGAAGAAATACTCCTAACTTTTTCACAAATGCTTCTTCTCTTGCTGCTAAGACATTAGCATCTGATGCTTTAGTAAACAGCGGAGAATGGAGAGGTGGAGTACCGTATTGGTTGTTATCTGCGACAGGATCTCCTAGATCAACTAGTGCAGAGTAGGCAATAACAAATGTATCAACACCTCCTGCAACAGTTACAACAGGAACTAGAAAAACTACTGGTATTACTAGAATGCCTTCTTCTAAAAAGAATACTTTGATAGAGCCTGTAAATAATGAATTGGATCTCAGTGAAGAGACTATGTCAAGAGTAGAAGACGAAGTAGCTCCTTATATAGCTACAACAAGAACTACTAATACCACAGATAATTCAAGTAGTAATCCAACAGATAACAAAAACTGGTCACATAGTATAAATGATATACTTACTGATATTTCAGCGTTAGCTCCGACTATATCAAATATGTATGCAAGACCAGAATAGTTTAATGCTACATATAATCCTTACGAATCACAAATTAGATCTACTATGGCTAATCGTAAATTTGACATTAGTCCTGCTAAGAGAGCTATTAGAGAAAATAGATCTATAAGTAATTACAATGCTGCTAATTATAATCCGAGTACAGGAGCTAACTTGGCTTACAGGTTGTAGAGTCAAATAGCCGCTGATAAAGCTATCACTGATTTATATTCTACGGCTAGTAATGTTAACAATCAATATGCTGGTGAATATGCTAATACTTTAAACAGTCTCGGACAACAAAGAGTTAATGCTACTAATATGGCTGTTGACATGAATGCTAGAAGCAGGGCAGCTGCTAGAAATATTCAGAAAACTGCTTTAACTCAATTAAGACAGTATGCACAAAATAAACAGTTGATGAAAAACCAGAAGAGTAGAGATATGGCTATGTTGGATATGTATGGACCGTTTCTTGAAGCTGGTTATAGTTCTAAAGATTTTGCATCATTTATGAAAAAATTTAAGAAAGGATAATTATGGCAGCAAATATGTATGATCAAGCCGCATAGGCTCAATTTATAAATACTTATGTACCTATCAATTTTGGAGAATTATATAGAATAGGTGCAGCATAGAAAGCTGCTGTAGACGAAGCGGCTCAATAGTTTGGAACTCAACTGTAGAAATTCGGTGAGTTCCAATCACCGTCTTAGATAGATACACAGAGATATTATGATCTTACTATAGGTAGATAGGATTTCCAGAATGCTATTAATCAAATGGTGTCTAATCCTGATGCCTTAAAAGATGCAGCGTTTAGATCTCAATTATAGTCTATGATAAATAGCGTAGATTATGGTACTTTAAGTAATTTAAGATCTAGTAGAGATGCAATGCTAAAACGTTAGGAGGTTAATCAAAAACTCATGTTAGAGAATAGATTTAACCCATTATGGCATGATGTAGACTTTGCTAACTATGATACAGTAAATAGTAAGATATTTGACGATATTACTCCATTACCATATATGTCTGTACGTGAACTCGTAGAACCTTATGTTAATAACTTGAAAGGGGAATTCCTTGGTGCTAAGAATGGATTCTTATGGAATGGTGTTACTGATGAAATGACAGATGCTCAACTACAGAAAAATTTGTCAAGTATACAGAATACTCCTCAGTACTAGAAATATCTAGAGACATATTAGAAGATGGGTCTTAATCCTGAACAGGCTCAACAACAATTACTTAATGAGATATATACTGCAGGTAGAGAGTATACATGGAATAAAGCCGATAGAGATCCTATGGCTATAGAAAATATGAGGTTACAACGCAAGTATGCGTCTGCTGCTAATACTGCCAATAATTTACTCAATCTTACCAGAGTACTAGAATCAGATGCTACCAGGAATCACTTACTTAAGTTTACCAATCTTACTCCATAGGAAGTGGATGCATTTGCAGAACAAGGTTTTAAAGCCCTTTCTCCTGAAAAGCAACAAGAGGTTCTTAATCTTAAAAATCCAGGTTATGTAGAAAGTAAAATGAAGAATTACTACGATCAGGTATTAAAGGATACAAGAAGGAGAAGTACTGCAGAAAATGCTGTAATTGATCTTATGTCTACTCCTATAAGCTATGAAGCTTCTGATAAGTATGCAGCTTATGGTACTACAGGAAAATAGGATAAAGATGGTTTCTACACAGCAAATAATAGTTCAAACTTTAAGTTAGCCAAAGAATTAGTATATAATACAATTGGAAAAGATGCTGACAAAGGATTATAGAAGTTTATTAGTCTGTGGAATGATGGAAATAATTTCTCTAACTTTAAAATATCTTCTGATTAGAGAATGATATCTGACGGTAATGATATATATGTAGTGAAACATGCATACATTCCAGAAGATCAATTATTAAAAGCCAGAATAGACAGAAAATCATTATCAGCTTTGGGTACTCCAGTAACTGTGGATGCAGGTCCTAAAACTACAGAAAGATATGACAATAGAGGAAATTTAGAGAGTACTACCACATCTTCAAGTACTCCTGTAAAAACTATCAGAATTACTGTACTACAGCAATTACCTAGAAGTGGAGAAGCTGCTATAACTTCTGATGCAGCTTGGATGGACAAGAATCTTGGAATACAAACAAAAACACAAGATATACAAGATATGTTATCTTAGGAAGAAAACCTTTAATATAATAACTTATGAAATTTTCTGACGATTTTTTATCAATAATAAATAGAACTAGCGATAGTCAATTTGGTACTGGAGATTATGGACATATAGATGATGAATATGTTCCATCTACTTAGGAATAGGATACAGATACTACAGAATCAAATGATGAATCTGATTATAGTTCTTTTAGAAAAGGATTAGAGGCTGTAAATAAGGCAGTTGCTTTTATGACCAATCCTATACCTACTGCTATAGTAGGTAGTAGTAAGGCTGCCTACGAATTGTTTAAACCAACAAAAGATTCATCCGGAAAGACTACTACATTAGCAGAACAAGCTCTTAATATAAATACCAGAGACGCTTTGTCTTTAAATGTTACTTCTAGGTAGAAAGAATTAATGGACACTGAAGGTAAGTGGCTACCAGAAATTGAAGAAGCGCAGAATTATATATAGGGTTAGAAAGAGTATATACAACTCCAAAATCAATTAAAAGCTAACCCATAGAATACAGATCTCATTCAAGCCTCACAACAGAAACTTGAAGAGTTATTGAAATTACAGGAAGATATAAAAGAAAAAGCTAAGACTAACCCTTATCTAAGCAATGTATTCTATGGAGCTGTAACAGAGTCTGTAAATCCTTTATTGCCAAGTAGAACAATAGAAGCTTCTACAGTAAGAAATCAACTAGCAGAAGGAAAATTATGGGCTTATTATGCAGACTTATCTTGGAAACAGAATAATATAGATTTTACATAGAATAACCCTGCTGCGTTAAGTCAATTAGAAGTAAAAGCTGCCAATCTACAGAAGCAATTAGATGATGCTAAGTTAGAATACGATAGTAAATCTACAGAGCTTAAAGATAAACAATAGAGTTTGAAAACAGCACACTGGTTACATGATCCATTATTTGGAGTAGTACCAATGCCTCTGTTTTATAATCCAGATATTATAGATCCTGTACTTGATAGAAAACGTAGTGAAGTTCAAATATCTGCTTTAGATCCCTCTACATGGTAGTATGGTTTATTACACATTGGTAGTAGTGCCTCAGAATTACAAGGTATGGGATGGCAAATGCTTACTGCACTTGGTATAAAATATGGTACCAAATTAGGAGGTAGTCCATTAGCTTGGGCTGCTGGGGAAGCTGTTGTTAACTCTCTGTTCACACAGTATTTTAGACATAAAGAAACTGCAGGAGAAGTAATGTCTAACTATGTTGAAAAACTAGCAACTGCTGCAGCTGATGGTAAATTTGACTTATCTACAGTATTGAACGACTATATAGCTGGTTTGAAAGCTATGGGTTATGATACTGATAAGATGGATGAAATGGAAACGTTGTAGTTTGGTTTAGCTTACAATATACCTACTAAAGATAATAACTACAATACTTTTGCCAAAGATGCTCGCAAAGGTTTAACATAGATAGAAGAGACTAACAACGCTTTAGCTCTAGGTGATTATGCTGAAAACTTAGGTTTAAGTTATGGTGGTAAGTTGTTGAATAAGTCTATAGGGTTCAAAGCTATAATGAACAAAGCTGTAGATTTGGCTACTAAAAACAAAACAACTGCTGCTCTTTTGTCTAAACTTAACTCAAAGATAGATAAAGCTGCAGTTAAACTTATGAAAAGTCCGGTGACTAGAATGAAGGCTAAACATGTTAGAGACGCTGGGACAGATATGGCATTAGCTTTGGGTAAGAGATGGTTGTTTGAAAGTACTGAAGAAGGATAGCAAGGAATGATAGGAAGATGGTATTAGGATCTTCCTGATAATGCATAGGTACCAGATACATATAATATATTTAGAGGTGCTGCCACAGCTGGTAGATTGGCTTTAGAAGCTAATTTAGCATATAGAGGTATGCACTGGGATGATAAATATAACACTGATGAACAATTAAAGATAGAGATGGGTATTGGAGGATTTATCGGAGCTCTTATGGGAAGTGGAGCAAGTCTAACCAATATCAATGATATCAGACATCAATTACAAGGAGATAACGTAGTAAGAGCATTAGCTGCCAAAGGCTTCGAAAATGCCGAAAATAACTTTAAAATAGCTCAATTTCTGGATTACTCTAGAAAAGGTAAAGATATCAACAGCCTCACTACTAGTTTAGAAGATTTCAAAAAGTATAAAACAGAAGGTGTTACAGATGATATGATTGATGATGATATACGTCTTGCAAAAGATGTATCTGCTATTTATAGAAATAAGCTTATTGATCAGAATCTAAAAGATATAGGTGTAGATCGTAAAAAAGATAAATTTTTTGAGAGATTTGTATAGACTACTGTAAGCCTTTATGATAAATAGAAGGATGCTTCAAGTGCTAAAAACGAAAGTGATAAACGTATAAGTGACATTAATAACTCTATAATAAATAATGAAGATGTAAATGATTTTAATTCATTTATAAATTCAGAATATGAAGCTTATGCTAACGCACAAAGAAAATAGAATGCAGAACCAATAACAAAGCAGCAATTTAAATCATCAATAGTAAACGCTGTTAGTTCTAGAACCTTGACAAACACTCTTACTAATCTGAAAAGAGATCTTACATCTAGAAAGAAGACTTTGGAATAGTTAAAGGACGAATATGGAATATAGGTATCTATTACTGGTGTAGAGGGTATGTTAAAGTACATAAACGATTCACTAAAAGATCTACAAGGAGAACAAAATAGTTTAAGATAGAAAGATAAGTGGATCGACCATATAATGTCTAAGGCTCCAGATTTCGGAAATAAACAGGAATTAGAACAAGAAATGGCTATAAATGCATTAAATACTGGTATTCTTAGCAGTTTAAATGCATAGCTTAATGCTTATACTACAGGTAGACTATCTACAAAGGATAGATATTTAGTAGAAAGTAAACCTATATATTCCAATTTATCAGATGAAGATAAATAGAACGTACTATAGAAATATTCTGAGAAATATAAACAACAGCATAGTACAGATGAAGAACCAACTAAGAAACAAGTAATTGCTTACTATAATAAGACTATTCAAGATCAATGGAGTGCTCTAGAGAATGATGCTAATGTAGAGTAGACTGAAAGATTTCTAGCCAATTCTTTATTTTTAAGTAATAATAGAAGAGATATTCAAGAAGAAACATAGGCTAAAACTGAAATTGAGCAAGAAACTGGGCACAGAGCTGCTGAAAATGACGGAGAACAAACCTCAGAATAGTTGGCTAATGATAAAGAACAATCTGATACTCAGGAAAAAGTAATAGACCAACCTGAAATAAAACCTCAAGTAAATAGAGAAAAAAGTGATACTCCAGATGAAGTAAATGTTACTACAGAACATACAGAATAGAACAGAACAACTGCTCAAGCCCCTGTAGATTCTGTAGACTCTTCTACTCAAGAACAACCACCAGTAGATGAAGTATAGTTATCTACATAGGAGGATGTAGATAGAATGTTAGAGGATACTTTAGAATAGGATCCTAACAAGATATTGATGGAGGATAGTACAGGAATACTTCCAGAGGATAGAGTAGAAACTGACACTCCGACAGAAGCATCTGAATTAGATAGAGTATCAGATGATGTACTGCAAGAAGATGCAATAAGAGCGAAACTAGAGCAAGTAGAAGATGGGCAACCTATTGCTGTAGAAGATGGTGTAGAACCTGATACATAGGATCAAATCCCACAATAGGTTATTGAATCTACTGTTGCTGATGAATCCCCACAACCTACTGTAGAAGAACAAGATAAAGAAGAGAAAACGGATTAGCCTATAGAGGTAGCCACTGCAAAATAGCCTGATGAACCTACTAAGGTAATTGTTACAGCAGAGTCATTCGATGGATCTAATACATAGGATGTAACAATTACGATAGAAGAACCATCAAATATGGTATATTCTGATGGAACTGATGTATGGGTTGGTAATGAAGACCCATCTCTAGGAACTCATATAGAAGATAGTCAACTAGCTTTACAAAATGCTATGGAAGAACTAGACTCTGTAGATCTGGCAGCTACTACTAGAGCTGCAGAACTATTGGGTCAAAGTGATAAAAGTCCTGGTTTAGACAGTAAGAAAAAAGTAGAAACTAACAGAATTCATTCTACATTCTTCTTTGCATATGATAATACAGAAGTAATGCCTATATAGACCCAAGTAAAAGGTAAATCTGTAGATGTTAAATTCAATGGAACTAGAATGCCTGGTTCTGAATTGTCTAAGAAGTTAGCTATACCAGGTTGGTTATCTAAATAGAAAGTATACTATATAGTCACAGATTCTAAAGAAACTAGAAAAATGGAAAAAGATGCTGCGGATAGACTTGCAGTACATATGATAATTGAAGAAAATGTAAACGGTAAGAAATATATATATAATGCAGCATTGTATACTCCAGATAAAGCCAGAGTAAAAATAATGAAATGGAACGTTCCATTATACAAATAGCATGAGGAAGTACGTAAATTACGAGAACTTAGAAGAGAGATAATTGGTAAATATATAAGAAAATATGCTCCTAATTATTTTAATGATCCTAATGTGAATTTACCAACTGTTCCTCAAGATGGCATTGTTCCAGTAAATTTACGACAAAGTAATGGTTCTATAAACAGCCAATAGGAAGGTAATAACCCTATATACAGATCATTAACAAGTGTACCTGAATTCGGACTTAGTGCTGATCCATATGAAATGAGTGACCAAATATTGTCTGGAGAAGTAGAATTTGGTTACGGTAAAGGTCCTTTTCCTCTTGATCCGGCAGATGCATTTACTATAGTATAGTTTGATGGTTCTACTAAGACAAGTGCTTAGGGAACGGGATATGCCGGTAAATTATACATAATTCCAAAAGTAGCCAATACTCCATCTTAGAGAGTTAGTGCTCCAATTATGCTATCTGAGAAAAGACATTTCATACCAGGAGGATCTAGCACCCTCGTTACATCTTATACTCCTAATGGTAAAGCTAAATATGATGATAATGGCAAACGTATACCTCTTACCAGTGCTGAATTAGTATTTAGACTAGTTACCGGTACATTGCCAATAAGTAATCAATAGGTATATAAAGATATATTGAATATCTTATGTAATCATGGACCATCTACTATTACTCTGGGTGACTCTCGTGTAGAAAAGTTATCATTCTATGTTAGGAAGACGTTACATTCTTTCCAAAACGAAAAAGGAGAAACCTTTTTGATGTATGGAAGTAGAACTCCTGAAGGATTCTATACTACTAAGTATCTTAAAGTAAAAGATGCTAAGGGTCAACCTGTATTTTCAGAAGCAGAAGCTTGGCAAACTATTAGAGATATATCTAATAATATACACTGGAATACTGACAAACAAATGATGCAAGATCCTATTCCAGATAGCATTGTAGAACATGCTATACAGTATATGAATGAATATAAAACAGATTATTATAGAGTACTAAACTGTGATGATCTGATATTCACTATGTAGGATCTAGGACTTACCAAGAACGATAAAGGAGAAGTAGTTAGAGCTCATGAAGAAGCCCCTATATTAATGTCTTGGATGATTAATCATCAAGTAATAAAAACTAGTGTAGGAGAATAGGCATTTAAAGATCCTTTTATATATGCAGATGGAGCGCAAGAAGTAGGAGATCCTACTCCGATTACTCCTACTATAACTGGACCTACTACTACAGAAACTCCTAGAAAGGATGGCGTACCTACTGAAAGTACACAAGATACTGAAGTAAAACAAGAAGCGATAACTCCAGCTAGTAAGCCATCTTCTAAAGACAAACTTCTATCTAAAGATGAAGTATTGTCTATGGGTCTTACTCCTAAACCAAGATGGGAATATATCCTTAAAGAAGATGGTACTACTGTAATGCTGCCAAGTCATAATCCAATTGTAGCTAAACTGAAGAAAAGTTCAGGTCTTTATTCTACTACAAAAGGAAGAGGTAAGTTTGATGAATAGAAGGCTAGAAAATGGTTAAAAGATAAATTAGGTCTAGATATTGATAATGTATTTGTTACTGGAGCTGTTATGAGAATGGCTGATGCTCCAGAAGTATATGGTTTAATGAAAGTATCTTTTAATAGAATATTCAAAGAATTTAATCCACAGATAGTTTTGTCTGAATAGGCTGGATAGGGTATAGAATATCACGAAGCATTTCACTATGTCAGTCAACTGATTCTTAGTGAAGAATAGAGAAATTAGGTATATTCGGATTATATAAAAGCTCATCCTGAATATAAAGGGTATACCAAAGATCAAATGGAAGAAGTATTAGCAGAGGAATTCAGAACCTATATGATAAATGAATCTAATATTTCCCCTATATATAGGATGAAAAAATTCTTCAAAGCTTTGTGGAATCTTGTTACATCTTTCCGTAATAGACCACTTAATGCATAGTAGACATTGTTTCAAGCTATAAGATCTGGTAAATTTAGAAATAGTAAACCGTTTATCGGACAGGAAATACTATCAGAATTTGCTAAAAGACATCCAGAAGGCATGTATTATTATGCTCCTGGTATATCAGATGTTCAACAAAAGTCTACACCGCATATAACTAATGCATCTACTATGTACAATATTATAGAATCATTGAGCAGTACAGCTCTTGCTACTTTGAATATTCGTACTATGGATGACATACGTAATTTGAAGTTAGACGACGTATTTAATATAATACAATATAACTACGATTATGGAGTATACGATGAGAATCCTACTAATAAACAAATAGTAGAAGATGTATTAAAGAATAAAGAAATATTTGCTAAACAAATTAGAGCTTTTTTACAAGAATTAGGTATTAAGAGTATTGAAAGAGAAGAAACAGAAGTTGCTGAATAGATGTCTAAAGATACTGGAGATACTTATGATAATATATGGGATAGAAATTCATACGAAATAAGTAAAAAAGCTAATGTAGCATTTAATGCTAAGTTGTTCTTCTATTCTATTCCTAAAAGTAAGTTTATTCTTACAGAAGATGGAAAGATTACAGATACTATTAAAGATCCTATCTTTGATATGGATGTAGTACAACCATTTGATATTACTTGGAATAAAATATTAGAGAATTTATGGTCTTCTAATGATTGGAACGATTTGTTATCAAAAGTAAGAAGATTAGCGAAATCAGATCCGTTTTTTGCTACCCTCAGAGACTATATAGATAATCCTGAATATCCGCTTCCTGAAAATACTATTACTTAGTTGTTAACTACTATACAGAGTGCTAAGAATAGTATGGATACCATTGATATTAAATCTACAGCAAACGTTAACCCTGAATTAGGAAAAAGAACTTGGGAAGTACAAGACAGTGATAACTTAAGAAAGATAGCTAGACTTCCGTCCCAATGGTCGCAGAATTTTATGCTGTCTACTATGATTACTACAGATAGTAAAAACAGATCTGTTATAAATTCTAAAGCTCTAGCAGAAATAACTAAATTAATAAATAGAATAGATTCTGGTCTTAATTTAATATTAAAAGGTAAACGTACTCCTGAAAATATAAAATTGTTTGAAGATATTAAGAATGACTTTCTAGATTTAGTTAATAATCTAGGTATCAATTTTGACAATGATGCTCTTACTTATTTATTAGGTAGTATAAGTACTAAAGAATCTACTGGAATAGATGGTGTAGATGCTTTTAACTTAATATTCAGAACTAAGAATACAGATTCTAAAAATGGAGCAGCTATAAATTCTATAAGAAACTCTGTATATGAGAATATTAGAGCAATGGCAGCTAATAAAACTTTAGTTACTAAATTTAGAGGAGTGACTATTAGTGCAGATAAGATATTTAATTATTATAATCCAAACAGCGTATTGAACTTAATGGCTATAGCATATGGAGAAACACATCCTACTCCGGAAGAATTTAGTGTAACTGGAGCAGATGGTAGCTTAGTATATCCTATCACATAGAACAACTATATGTCTGATTAGATCAGATGGTTGAACACTAACGCATATGGAAAATTGCAGAACTTAAGCAATACTCCTTATTGTAAGAATAGTCTTATTGTAAAAGCACTGCTAGGAAAAAACAAACCTAAATTAAAACTGCATACTTTATTAGCTATTAATGATGAATTAACAGATACCAGTAGAGACTATTTTGGTATAACTCCATTAGAAGATTATATCACAAAGTTAACTTTATCTGAAAATAACAGATTAGTTCTACCTACTATGTCTGATAAAAAGACATGGTACAGCATAGAAGGAATAGATGTTCCTAAAGATTTTTTACATTCTGTTATTGCAACTACAAACTTTGAAGGAGAAACAATAGAAGTACCAGTTGATCGTAGATTTAGTAAAAATACTTTAAATATATTCTATAATTATTTTGTAGACGAATTTAATGCTATTACTGAATACTATAACACAAAGTCTGACGTAGAACAAGGAAGATCGAGATATTATTCTAACTATCACGGCAAAATAGGTAAAGATGGTAAAATGAAATCAGGTGGAAATGGTGGTAGATTCAGATATTTTAACCAAATAATAATGCCTGATGGAGAAATACGTTCATTAAATGCTCTATTACAATCTGCAGAAGAAAGCAATGATCCAAAGTTAATTAATGAAACTTTAGACAATATCAGAAAATTGTTCATAGAAGATGTAGCTGGTATGCATGATATTCTTAATAGAATGTTATTAAGAAGAGTAGATCAAGAAGTAGAAGAAGCTATTAAACTAGGAGTAATATCTAGGGATTAGTCTGGTAAACTTACTTCTGGTAATCTTCCTACTAATATATATGCGAAATATAAAGCATAGTTTCAATCATCTTATGACGATATAAATTCTAATGATGCTATATATAGTATAATAGCTAATTTTGTAACTAATTACGCAATATCTATAGAAGAAGTAGAAAAGTGTTTTGTTGGAGATCCTGCTTTTTATAAGTGGAAGTCCAGTAAAGAAGTAGGTGTATTCCAGAGAGATGTAGATAAAATCAAACGTTTGTCTTCTGTATTGTCTACTGGTACTAATCTTAGAACATACTGGGGAGAAGGAGATCCACGAAATGACACTAAATTTATTAGTGCTGTTATGTAGGATAATAATATAGGATCTGAATATCATGATTCATTGAAATAGATATTTAGAGCATCTTTCATAAGAACTATGCTACAAAAAGAGCATCCGGATATGACAGATAAATAGCTATTTGATGCTACTAAGAATGAAGATAGAATGCAAGAATCTTATGACAGTTTATCTGATGATTCCAAGAAATTTGTTGATAAACAGTCTGAGAAAGCTGCAAATCCTTATGCATATGATGATGAGAATAATAGTGGTAATATAAATCAAGCAGATGCTGCTGTATATATTAGACCAGCTATGTATAAGAGAATTATGCAAGCTTTAGGAGAATGGTCTCCTGAGATAGAAGAAGCATATAATATACTAGAATCTTCAGATGATGTTCTTAGTAATCCAGAATTGTATAGTAAAGCTCTAAGAGCATCAATAAAACCATTAAAGATGATGTATTTTGGTGATTACTATGATTCTGTAGCTAAATTAAATGTACCTACATTCGATAAAATGGCATTATTCCCTATGTTTAAGATACTAGCTAAAGCAGATAATAAGTATTTATACGACAGAATGAATAATGAAGAATTAGGTGTGATAGACATGTTATTGTTCGAATCTGCAGTTAAAGTTGGTGCTCCTCAAGATAAGTTCAAGGCCTATAATGACAATAGAAATACAAGTTTCAATAAAGAAGGCTTAAATAAGCCATCTACTATGATAGTTACGAATGGTAATGCTGTTGAAAGACTTAATAATGGATTAACAACTAGAATTCAAGATATTAAATAGTTAAGATTGCAGCTTAATACAGATCCACATGAACATACAGATAGATCATTCGGTACTCAAGCGATAAAAATTGGTATGGGTAATGTAGTAGATGATAGATACTATGGTCATAACAAAGGAAAGCATGTATCTGGATCTCAAATAAAAAAGGATATATTTGGTTGTATTAAAGCATTGTCTACGTTAGGTTATACTTCTTTAAAAGGAGGAACTATCAATGGAAAGAAAAAGAAAGGTAGATTCTTCAAATTAGACGGTTCTATAGATAAAGCTGCTTTGTCTAGATATTTAGTAGAAGAAGCTACTGGAAATGGAATGTCTCAAGAAATAATAGATGCATTAAAACTTGACAGTAAGGGTAACTTTAAAGCTCCTATAGCAGCACTTAGCGTTCGTAATTGGATTGAAAGTAAAATAATTTCTTTAATAAATAAAGAAGTAATAGACGTAAATACTCCAGGAGGTTCTGCTATTCAAATGGCATCATTTGGTTTTAAAGCTAATGATGTAATAACAGATGCTAACAAAGATACTAGACCTTTCAATGATGGCAAAAAACTTAGTTTCGATCCTAAAAGAGGTAGTATGGAAGTAATGCTTAGTACTAACTTCTTTAGAGATGTAGTACCATAGGATGTATAGGAATAGGGTTATGTAGCAATAAGAAAATGGTTGCTGGATAATAATATAATAGGTAGTCAAAGTGATCCATATGGTATAGGTTATCGTATACCTACTCAGGGTTTGTCATCTACTTTCTCTTTCATAGTAGCTGATGTTTTACCAGCATAGACCGGAGATACCATAGTAGTACCTGATGAATTTACTGCTATGACTGGTTCTGACTTTGATATTGATAAATTGTATATAGCTACATATTCGTATGATCCTAATACGCATCAGAGATATACTTGGAAAGAAGATGCTAAAACCTATTCTGACCAATCTAAAGGAGCTCTGATAAATAAATTGTTAGATAGTTATACGCTAGTAATATCTGATGAAAAAACATTGTCTGAAACTAGAGCATCTATTGATACATTAACCGGTATCCTTACTAAGGAAATACTTCCAAAAGTAAGTGTAGATGAGATGAAAGAAGCAGATTATATGTATGAATTAATGCCATCGTTCCAAGAGTATAGAAAGATGGAATATACTTGGGGTAAAGCTGGTATAGCACCTTTTGCTCTTAACTCTACTAACCATTGCTTGACTCAAGCCACACATCTACATATGAAATTTTCACATAACAATATTTATGGTCTTGGTCAATTTGATGAAATCAATGGATAGGATGGTTTCAAAATATTAGACTGGTTATCTGCAATGATTAATGCTCATGTCGATGTAGCTAAAGATCCTTACATTATTAAACTTAATGTGAATCAAGTAACATATAATATGACTAGTTTATTGTTACGTGGTGGAAAGGGAGAAAATACGTTCTTCTTCTTAGCTCAACCTATATTAAAGGAATTTGCTAATATTAAGATTGCTAATAATGGTGCTATTGGATCTAAACAGTAGTATGATAATACTATAATTAGTAGACTGATAGACAAATATACTAAAATGTTAAATAATTATCCTATATCATAGTCTTATAAGGAATCTATTCTTAAGATAACAGATGAAGATAAAAAATTAGCATTTGACAAGGATAAATTGTCTCGTACATTAGATGCATTTAGAAGAGGCTAGGTAACTCCACAGGATATTAAAATGTAGTTAATCGTACTTACAGCTTATAATGAATTAAGTGGAGATGCTCAAACTATGGCAGACTTAGTTCAACGTTCTCAGATAGATACTAAAAAGTATGGTAATAACATTACCCAATTATAGAACTTTTATAATTCATATTAGACATTTATAAAAGACCATCAATAGGATTTCTCTACTCCTGATACTGAAGGTAGAGAGGATCTTAATGGGCTTGAGGACTACTTTAATAAGACGTTCTTAAATAAGAAATTAGTATATGCTATGGATTTAGCTAATAATATACTTAAAACTCAAGTATTTGGAGCTACCAATGGTTATAAGACTATATTCACGAGTATAATGCATAATTTAAGAGGTGGTAATTATCCATAGCAAGTTAATGGTTCTCTTTCTATATAGTTATATAGACCTACTAGTAATAAAGAATTAGTGAAAAAAATAAATGAGAAAGTAGAGAGTATAATTCGTGCTAAAGTAGTGATAGCTGGTACTGATATTAGATTGTCTGATGAACAGTTAAACAGTATGGCATTTGGTAAGGACAATATAGCTAGCAGACTTAATGCTGTCAAGAATTATATTAGAAAGAATAAATAGGATCCTAATTTAGTTACTTTAGTAGATGAATAGGGCAATATTACTAACGATTTATTAAATTATCTACAAGGTATTACCATATCTAATAAAAACAAAGCTAACAAAATAGTTACTGCTACTTCTTCTTTAAATAATTCGAGATATTATGAAGATAGACTTAGGTCAGCATTTTACGATCTTCTTACAAATGATGACGAAATGGTCAGAGAGTTGGCAGAAGATTTGGTAAAATATGCATTTGTTACTAGTTATGATAATAGAACTCCTAATTCATTCTTTAATGTAGTTCCAATGGAATACAAACAATAGATTGGATATTTAGATTCTATAAAAGATGCAATGAACAAACTGATAAGGAATGATATAGATATAATTTAGGATGCTTCTACTTTAGAAGAACTAACAGATTCTATCTATTTAAATATGGTAAGAAATTACTGGGCAGATAATGATGTAGTTCCATTGTATATACCAAAAGTAGATGTTAGATATGGAGAAGAATCTAAATCTAATACAATGTATCTAGCTAGTTCTAAAGACCGTACTAATAGTTCTGTGAATACTGTATTTATTGCATTAGGTAGATCAGACATAAATAAGAATAATAAGTTTGTAAAAATAGGAGGTTCTAGATCTACTAATACGGTATTATACCAGAGATCTGGACAAATAGTAGATGCAGACGGTAATACTATCGGCATTGTATATGTTGCTATACCTAAGTTAGGTTTCAATAATGGAGCAAGTTCTATATATGAGTTATATAAAAATGGTACAGAACAATCTGCATTCGAGAATAACAAGTTTACAGACACAATGATCAAACAAACCGTTGAGGATATAGATAGTATAGTAGATAAATATATTAAAACTATTAAAGATTCTCAGTTTGTTAAGGATGAGTAGTATTCTAATATTGAAGTTGGTAAAACTTAGGAGTATTCCAATTTAGATCAAGAACTTCAAAATGAATTAATTGAATCATTTGGAGATAGTGGAATACAATCTGATCCAGAATCAATTGATAGCGATCCTTCTTTAAGTTTTGTAGATACTTCGGATAATTCTACTACAATAGAAGATTTTGGTGAAATAGATCAAATGTTAGGAGGAATTGAAGAAGCTAATGATACATTTGGAGAAGATTATGCAATGCCTGACGAATCCTATTTTGATTCTACAGAGTTGGTAGATGATATTATAGGATCCTTGTAGGACTCTGAAACAGGTATTACAGAAGTAAATGAGTATCTGAATAACCTTAAAGAAGAAGGTAAAAAACGTAAAAAACATTGTAAGAAATCATGACGTGTTTAAGAACAGAATTGCCTGAAATAAAGGCATAGTTAAAAGAGTATACTGACATATTAGGTAGCTATGATGCTGCCTATTATGTCTTATCTGAAAATAATGGTTATGGCTTAGAGTTTGATAGTGAAGGTAAAGATTCTAAGTTATATTAGGATCTTTTAAGTCATTTTAACAATGATTCTAAAATGGCTATCAGGGAAAAATCTAAAGTTTTTTTAATTGGTTTTAAGAATACTTATAAAGATTTAACTATAGAACCAACTGCTTAGTAGGTGTTAGAGTATCAATCACAAGATTCTTTAAGTGAAGAAGCTAAGTCTTTTTTTGACACAGATAAAGACTTAAGAGAACGCGTTGATTAGGCTTACAATGACTTAGAAATAGGATTAGAATAGACAAAAGATAATTATAATTCTAAAGAAAAGGAAGAACTAGATAGTATTTTAAGAGACATAAATGTAAAGATACTGAAAGGTTTATAGTCAAGATTAAAAGTAAATACTAATCCTGACCCAGAACTTAGAACTAAGATAAAAAAAGAATCAGAATGGCTAATTGCAAATATTAGTGAAGGTCTTAAATCAGATTTAGATAACATTAATGAATTTTTAGCTAATTTAAGATTTGAATTGCGACCTACCTTCGAATATCTCGTTAATGTCCGTAGAAAAGGACTGGACATAGATGATACTAAGTTGAATGATCTAGATCAGAACTTCTTTGGTTTCTACAATGATATAGTAGATGAGATAGTAAGTCAATTGATATATAAAGATAACTACAGAGAAATAATAGGAAAAGATAGTAGTGGTGAGTATATACTAGATAGAATGCTTAAAAGAGCTAAAGACTACCAAGCTATGCTTACTGATGGTTATTCTATAGTAAAGGGTAAGATAGCTGATAATGCTAGATAGAATTTAAAGCAAGTAGGTCTAGAAGTAAAGTCTTCAACTATCTATGACTATTCAATGTCTAATCCATCACCATCTTAGAGAGATATAGCTTGGCTTACATACTATATAGGTGCTGGTGATAAGATAAATAATGATTCTATTAAGACAATATTCTACTTGATTAATAAAGCAGAAGAAGAAACAAATAGAAATACCTACTAGGTTATAAGAAAACTTGAGGATTTACTTAGTAAAGCTGGAAAATATAATCAGAGAATGTTATTTGAAGTAGATGACGATGGTAATACTACCGGTTATATAGTACGAGCTAGAAACTATGGTAAGTTTGAAAAGAATTATGCAAATGCTATGAAAAAAATAGCATCAGAATTAGGAGTAGATCTTACTGATATAAAAGCTCCAGAAAACAGACAGCTACGTATTGAGTATAATAAGAGAAGAAATGAATGGTTATCTAAACATACAGATAGAAGATATACTAGAGAGTATTATGATATGTTTAATCATTTAAGTGAAGGTACGGTAGCAGCTAGAGAGGAGATTCAATTAAAAATACGACAGCTAGTAGATAAGACTAGAGATTCTGTTGGTATAGCACATCTAGATAGACTTAGTGATAAGGAATATAACACATATAGAGCTTATTTACTTGAGAAAAAACAACTGGCTAGTTTATATGATACTACAGGTATTAAAAAGCAAGGAGAGAAGCTCAAAATAGCTGAAGAACTATAGGAACTGAATAAGAAGTTATCTGAAGGTCTTACTATGACTAAGAATAGTAAAGCATATGAGGAGGAAAAAGCTAAAATTATGGCTGATTCAAATCTGACAAAAGAACAAAAACAGAAATGGTTAGAACGAAATTCTCAAGTACGCTATAAAGATGAGTTTTATCAGAAACTAGAAAAGCTAGAAAAAAAATATTACGGTCCTGTATATGCCGAACTACAAGAAAGGCGCAGATCTATATTAAATCAACATAGAGATGATATGACTGGTAATATAGACATAGATCATATGTCAGCTAATTCTAAAGCTGCTATACAAAGATTGTCTAGATAGATGTCTATCATTAGAAAAAACAAGAAAGTTGAAATACAAGAAGGAGATGCCAAATTTGAGGACATTGCAGAGACAATACCAACAGAACAGTGGTATAGGGATCTTAAAAAGTATTACTATAATGTAGTATTAGAAGATCCAGAATCTGCTGAAATGTGGCTAAAAGCTAACGCTTATGACATTAAAAATCCAAAAGCATGGTATACAAAAGTAGTACCAAAGGATAAAAGTTTGATAGAATATGCTCCTAATAGTAACTGGCTAGAGGTATCTAAAGAATCCAAATTCTATAACAAATCTTACTATGAGACTTAGGAAAAGTATCCAGATTTACAGAACGAATATTGGATACCAAAATCTAAAGTAATAGAAAATGGTAAAATAGTTGAGTCTTATGATAATAGTAAGAATTATCATAAAGTAATGGATAATGAGGCTCTAAAGAACCTTAGACAAGCTATCTTAGATACTATAAAAGAATCTAACGATAAGTTAACTAACCTGCATAAGACTTATCCTTATAGAGTTCCACAGAAATCTGGCAGTTTATTAAAATATATACACGCTGGTTGGAAAAGAAACTACATATCTGGAGCATTTAAAGGATTCATTGATTATTGGAAAGATCTTATATCGTGTAGAAACGATGATGTTGGTTTTAATAGAGCTCTTACTAAACCTAATGGAGAGAGATTAAATGTGATACCTCAATATTATCTTAAAAGATTAGATAATCCTGAATATTTAACTGCTGATTTAGTTGGTTCAGTAATATAGTTCTATAAGTCGTGTGAAAGTTGGAAAAATAAAACTCAAATACAACCTAGAATAGAAATATTAAAAAGATACGTACAAGGTATTAAATATACTAACAAAAGAGGAGAGGAAAAAACCGGAAACAGTAATACATACAAATTTGTTAAAAACTTTATAGACATGAATTTGTATGACATAAAAACTCAAGATGTTAGTGTAAGATATGGAGATAACCCTACTGGAAAAGTATTAGGCTTGATCCCATATAAAGGCAATGTTTTTGGACTTACTTATGATATAAGTAAACCAAGAGAGATTAACATTACAAAAATGTTATCTATACTTAAGATGTTAGGTACTCTTAGAAATCTAGGTTTAAATCTTGCTTGTGCCTTGACAGGAGCCTATACAGCTTTACATTAGCATATTACAAATATGTTAATACAAAGATATTACAATCCTATAGATGCTGGTCATGCATTATTTGATATTGTAGCAGATTCGTTTTTTGCTATATCGAACGTTCTGGGAGTTTCTAGGAAAAAAACATTCATAACTCAAGCTATGGAACTTTTCGAAATAGGTGCAGAAATTAATCCAAATGCTACAAACAGAATGCAATTAGTTAATGCTGTCACTAAACATTGGGCATTTGGTCCATATTCATTAATGGATCATGTAGTAAAAGGATAGATTCTTGCTTCTGTTATGCATAATTTTAAGCTAGTAGAAGAAGGCGGTAAAAAAATTTTTATGAGTAGAGAGGAATATAAAAGAAAACATAAACTTCCTACTTATGCTCCCGGTGATTACATGGATTGGAATCTAGGAAATAAAATTTCATTCTATGATGCTGTAGAATTTGTAGGTGGTAAAATGGTAGCAAAAGATAAAACAAACTAGAAAGCAGTAGATGAGGCTATGAATAAAATAGCTTATATTGCCAAAACTCTAGCACAATCAGCCGATGGGTAGCTTACTTCTTTACAAAAGCCTGTGATTTTGGCTAATTGGGCAGGATAGTTTGTTATGATGCACAGACAATATTTACCGGTTGTTTTACAAGAGAGATGGTTAATGACAAGACAGTGGGATTATCAAGCTTAGAGATACAGAGAAGGAGTATTCAAAACTGTAGTAAGATTATTTGATAATGCTATAGAAAACAATGAAAACGTAATTAAGACTTATAAAAGACTTAATCAAGAAGATCCTCTAGTAAGAGAAAATTTGGCGAGATTGGTTTTTGAAGGTATATTATATGGAGGTCTTGTTTGGTTTCTTAGGCCGCTATTAGAGCAATCAGCGGACGACGACAAGAAAAACATCATTAAACAACTACTGGCATATACTATAATAAGATCGCAATTTGAAACACTAGCTCCATATAATCTATTAGATATGGCATCTATTATCAAATCACCTTCTGCTATTACAGACTATGTTAGTAATATGTTTGAATTATTCTCTAATCCTGTTAGTTTATTATATGAAAGGATTAAGTATTGGTGGTTAAAAGAAACTTATTACGATGCTACAATTAAGCGAGGTGCTTATAAAGGATGGACTGAATAGGAGCGTAATCTTTTAAAACTTACTCCATTTAGGAATATATAGGAATTAAAAGATATACAAAGTAAAAGAAATTACTATAAGAAGTAGATACTTGGAGAATAAAAAAGATAGGGCTGTTTCACAACAGCCCTTTTCTTATTCAAACCTATTATCTAAATCTGTTATCGTATTATAAACAGTATCTTTTATATCTTTTGTTCTATCTCCCCAAAACTGAAAGATAGGATACCAATCTGTTATTCCAAAACCTAGATTACCAGTTTGTTTATAATCTTCTAGTTCTCTACTATCTTCAGATTTTAAAGTAAATATAGTATGTTTACTTGAATTAATATTGAAAATTCTCTTATTGAAATATGTTTTTTCACAAGTAAGCCAACCTTCAATATCTTTTTCTTCTTCAATATTGTTGAATACGTAGTCTAAATAAACAAAACCCTTAGAATATTCGTCGTAAAGACTAGTATATAGTCCTTTGAATGACTTATGTTCTAAGGGTTTCCTTTTACTTAATACTCTAGGAGATAGTAGAATTATTTCAGGCGTCAATTCCATCTTCTACACAATCTTCTCCGTCTACTTCTACTGTAGAATACTTTGCTTCTTCTTCAGCATTATCAACAATAACATTGTTATACATAGCTTCAATAGCGCTCTCATCAGAGCCTTTTAATTGTTTTAGATTTTTATAGTTCTTCAGTTCCATCACCTTCGTAATATTTACGAGTATGGTCCCAATTTCCTGTCTGATAATGATATGAGATTTCTGTTAAAGTATTTGCTATTAGGTCTTTACGGTCCAATAACTCTTTTTCGTTTAACATATTAAATACACGTACTTCATTATTACCATTACTTTGAATAGCAACAATATACGCTTCTAAATCGTAATCTTCTATATCATAACCTTGATCTTTCATATACCATGTAAGAGCAAGAATATAGAAAGCTATTTGTCTATAATAATCGTATTCTTCTACAGAATGCTTGAAATTATAGACATCAGCAGTTGTTTTTAAGTCAATAAGAATAATCTTTCTATTAGCATGATCAATCTTAACCCTATCTAATAGCGACTTACAAGATACTCTTTGTTTCTCTGCCTCCCAGTTTATATGAAACTCGTTATGACATTCCATACCTGGTTGGTCTGTAAGCAGTTCATCTGCTTTTATATGCTTTTCAATATTATCTTTAATATTCTTAAGCATATTTAAATCTGCAAACGATATAATCGTATATAGATCTGTTTTCTCTAGAGCTTCTATATATTCAGCAAACTTGAGTTGTAACTCCTTTGCTTTTTTTAACATAGCATCTCTAGACATATTGTTACCAGAATATGCAAACTTATATGCATCTAGAAGCTTATCTTCTTCTACTATTTCCGCAGATGAATGATAACGTTCACAGAATGCTGTTTGTTGTGCCGTTTTAGGCTTTTCATAATCAATAACAATATAATTATGCCAGAACTCATCTGGCTGAAGAAGATACATATGTATCATAGTACCTTTATCAAGATACTTAGCACTTATACCTTCTTCTTTACCGTCAAGCATATCCTTGAGGTAACGTGGTCCTTTCTTCAAGAACCACCCGATTGCTGAATTTGATATTCGCGTGTTATCTTCATAATACGGAATCTCTATTTTCATGCTGCTAAATATAAATCGGTTTCAACTTCCATGTTTGTATTCCATGGGATCTCGTCTTCTATATCCTGACGGATATGTTTAGACATCTTGTATATGACTATCATTAGAAATAAAATCATAATTAAAGTGGATTCAAAATCTTATTCTGCATTATTTCGATACATACTTCATCCATATCAGATGACTGTGTATCATCCTGAGTAGATACTTTGTTCTCTTCTTTTATTTTTTCAGTAGAAATATTCATATCTTTAGCTATTTGAGTTAAAGGTATATCTTCAAAGAGAACAACTTCATCTAAGAATGCAGAAATATTATCAAATGATTTTACTTTCATATATTTGTTAATGAAGTTCACAACTTCATCTATATTCTTAACTCCTTTATCTTCTGCCATATAGCGTACAAATACCGAGTTAGAATTAGCTTCATACTGTTTGAAGTAACGAACACGTGAGCATCTATCAAAGAAGTTTTCGTCTATCTTTTCTGCTCTATTACAAGTCATTAATACAAGTTTCTTTGCTGTTGACTCTACTCCATCTAGGAATCCTAATAGATCCTTAGTTTCCCACCAATAATCGTTCTTCTCAATCTCATCAAACATGATTACTACAGGAGTAGTAAAGTTTTTGAAGAACGCACTTAGTTTATCAGCAGGGTAGTCAGTTGCAACAACAATGATAGGTAGATTACTTTCTAAGGCAATACGTTTAGAGAGCATTGTTTTGCCTGTACCTTTAGTACCAGCAAGTAATACACCTGTTGTTTGGTTAGAACTTTCAGAATTGAAATAAGTAAGCACGCGATTAATAAAGTTATTATCCTCATCTAGCTTATACAGTTTCTTTGGCATATTCAAATCACCATTTTCTACTAGATAAGATTTTCCTTCCATACGATTGTACTTTAGATCGTATACTTTACTTTTAATAAGTTCATATGCTAATCCTTCTAACTTTGGTTTAACTGTGATCTCATTACCTACTTTAATAAATTCTGCCATAACTTCTGTTTTTATGTTTTTAGTTTGTCGATTAACTCATCGACTTGTTTCTACGTATGTACAACATAGAACGCTGTTTTAGGTTCATGTGTGTACAAATAATAGTTAAATAACTTTTCACGTAAAGGCCATGCCTCATTTGGAAAGCCTTTACATTCAATCACAAAACCTTTACCAACAAAGTCTGGTAAATAGGTCATTGCTCTATATTTTTTGTTGTTAAAAGTAAAAGCTGGAAGTAGCTCATATCTATGCATTTCATAATCTGCTAGAATATTTGCTTCTTTCAGCTTTTTGTATGTATATGTTTCAAGTTTACTTCGAAATTTAATTCCTTCATATTCATTAGGAGTTGCATTTCGAACTCTACCTTGTTTTTTCTATTTCTTCATATAACCATTTTTTTACTTTCTCAAATCCATTTGCTTTAATAGCATCAGATATATCTTTTGCTTTAAATTTCTTATGGACTAACATACCTTCTAAACCTGTTTTAAGGCTTATTTTACGGAGATATTTCACTCCAGCTTCATCTCTATCAAATAGTATAATAATACGTTTAAATCGCTTCTTTAACTGTTCTAGAATCTTATCAGGTATGAATGTAGATTCAGATGAAGGTGAAATGGCTGGAATACCCATCTCATATAAACACATAACATCTTTCATACTTTTAGTAATAATTAAGATGTCACCTGTTTTTGGAAGTTGCTTAAATCCTTGAATGTCTAATTCAGTAAGATTATTACGCCACTTTGTATATTTGTCTGCTAAAGGTTTATATATCTTAAAATGATTATATACCTTATAAGCATACATAGGATTATCTTCTTTATAAATGCTTTTTACTATGCCATTACATAGGTAGTACTTTATACTACTTACTCCAAATTTTTTTAGAGTTTCTACCGTAATATTAAACTGCTTCCAGTAATTGATGTCAGTTTCGGTGAATTCCTGACGTACAACACCAATTACTGTTTCAGTTGACGGTATATATTGCTTAGAGCTAACGAGTTGCGTATCATTAGTAATTTTAAGTCTTTCAACAATATCTTTAAGTATATCTGAATAATTAGTTATGCCTGTATAAAGTTCTATAAACTTTATTACATTTCCACACTGACCTGTTCCATGATCCTTAAATAATAACTGTTTTGTTTTTCTACTATAAAAGCATCCAAACGAAGGAGTTTTGTCTTTTCTCAATGGAGAATTATAGATCATTCCTACTTTAAAATTACCTATATACGCTGCATATATATCATACTCACTTACTCTAGAAAGAATCCAATCTAGAGTGATATTAAATGTATCTTTTACTTTTGTTGTATCGTAAATCATATGATATATTATTTATTGTCAAAGCAACGGGACTCGAACCACGTCATATAAGCGATCAACCTTATACGTAACCCAACTAATATACTCTACTCTAATAAATATTTCGATAATAACCTTGCTAGCCTACAGTTACTATATACTTTATCTATTTTTCTTTCGATCAAACTAATTTGTTATACTTCGGTATAAAACGTAGGTTAGATATTCTAACCTACGTATTCCTAGCTTATGCTCTAGGTAGCGGCTATTTTCTCAAGTTATCTTAGAACGGTAGATCGTCTGCTGGAGAACTATTCATAGTAGATAGATCATCTACTTTAGTCTCTTTATCAGCAATGACAGGTTTTGTAAATCTGTCAATAGACAATTCTCTAATCAAACTCTTATTTTCTGGATTTGTTTCTTTGTCGTAGAACCCTTCTGGTAATACCATAGGTTCAATTACTGCAAATTTAACATAAGTAGGTAAAGTAGTATAACCGTTATCATTATAAACTACTTTAACCTTCAATAAGACATCTTTATTAGCTGCATTTAGCATTGTTACTACCCATTCAGTAAATTCTTTATAAGAACTACCATTGAAGTTTAGTACTCCTTTAGGATAGAAACAATTCATAATTCGCATTATACGAGTAACTACATTAGTTACTTTAGCTTGATTCTGTTCAGCAGAATCTCCTTCTCTTTCATTTGGTTCCCACTCTGTATGTAGTAACTCTTTTCCGTCTTTTTCAAAACGAAACTCCATAAAGTTTTTTCCAGTAGGAGATGTTGCTGCTCTTACACCAGTAAACTTAACATTATCATGAATACCTGCTTCAAGATATTTACTGTCATTACTTGTTATTGCTACTTTGCTTGCTAATTCTGTACTATAAACCATAATTTCTTTGTTTTGTGTTATTATTCAGGTAAGAAAATTCTGTCCATGTGAAACGTAATTTCACCGTCTTCGTCGCTTTCTGCTACTACAATATTCTTACCTCGTAAATGTGGTGCTCTTGCTTCTCTTACTATATTACTTCCTCCTTCAAAGGAAATAATTGTTTCGTTTTTCTTTCGATAAACATAACCAATAGCATCAGCTTCACCACAGATAATATCTCCCAATCTACCAGTAAGATCTAGAGTCATTTCTGACATCTCTTGACCTTCAATATTTATCTGCTTATCACGAGTATGAGCAATTAATATAAGATGATCACTTAGATCTCTGAACAAGTCGATTACCTTTTTAACAGCCATTCTTAGCCACATATAACCACTTCCATTTGGAAGAGTACGAATGTCTGTACCTTGATAATTTTTTCCTTGATTAGTGCCTTTGTAGAGCTGTATGGCATAGCCCATGCATATTTCCTCAAGTCGAGTTGCATTATCTATAGTAATATACTTATACGGTCTTTTGCCTGTATTCTTAATTTCTTCTCTAATTGCAGCCACAATATCTCCAAAATCTTTTACAGATCTTGCTTGTACAACTAGTGCAGATAAAGCCTGATAACCATTCTCTAAATCTATAATTAGATTATTGTCTAGAGAAGCCATAAGACTGGATTTACCAGCCTTAGGTTTCCCATAAAACACAGAGAACTTTGGATTACATATCTTTACTTCTGTTTTTTCTTTTGGTAATACAATCATAAAGCTTGTTTATTTTTGTATTCCGTGTATTCTGATAAACTCTGACAATTTCTGATAAGTACGGAATTAATATCTTATTTAGAACCAACCATTATTTTTAATCTTAATTGTGATATCAATAATAGTCTTCTTTGTTTTCGGTTTTAGATGGTTCAATGAGCCCGGTATAATAGGAATAATGTCGTAGCCAATCTGAACGAAATTATCGAAGATACGAATCGGAGTACCGAATTCATCTTCAAAGTCATAATCTTTTGCAAGAGAACTAAGTCCTGCAATAGCTTTGAAGAACTCGTCTTCCAAATTATACTTATTATTCAAGAAGTCATTTGCTGTATAACCCAAATTTGTCGGGATAGTATCTAATAGATACAAATCAACAGTAGTCTTTTTCTCTTTCTTGCCACCCAACCAAGGATATGCATTCAAGAATTTTTCAGCTAGACTTTCTTTAAAGTTATTAGCACTAGTATTATTATTTTTCTTCGGTAATGTAAATGTATATGTTGTAATCATAATTTTTCAGCCTTTAATTGTTATTACTAAACGAAATCTTCTTCGTAGGTTCTTCTTCCCTTATAGTCTCAATTAAATTATTGTATTTTAGATCGTTATCAAACTCAAGTATAGCGCACTCTCCAGCATCCCTATTCTTTAGGATATGAAGATAGACTTTATTCTTAACTAGTAAACGATTCGGTCCATACTGTTGTATATTGAGTAGTTCCGGTCTATGAATACATATAACATAATCAGATGCATGGAATATAGTATCCGCAGAAGAAATGTCACTACGCATTGGGTAATGCATAGATGGATTGTTAATCCTATCAGGAGCTTCAATGTTTCGATTCATCTGTGATAACTGAATTATAGTAGTATTAGGGTACTTTTTAACCTTAATAAACAGTTTCTGTAAATCGGAAATCACTTTCAGTGCAGATTCTTGACCTTCTACAAGTAAAGTATGATCAAGGATAATAATAAATTTCTTACCCTTTGCATAGTTCTCGTAAAAATAATCAATAGTAGAAGCTATTTCTCCAACCGTCCCAGGTGTATCAACATAATATATCTGGTATGATTTTATTTGTTGAGACGCTGTCTCAACTTGCGCCAATGTGTCATCGTTTAATTCCTCGTTAGCGCTATATAGCTGTGCAGTAGTTTGCCTTAACTTACTACTTAATTTTCTACCTACCTGCCTTGAACTTAACATCTCAAATGAGAAGTTAAGGATAACTACATCCTGTTCAGGATTTAGATCTATTAAATCATTTTCAAGTGTATTAACAAATGATGATTTACCACTACCAGATATACCTACTATAGTATATATCGTATTAGGTTCAATTCCACCCATACAGTGTTTATTGAACTTATTCCACCTTGTTCTTAAAGATTGAATCTCATGATTCTTTCTTTGTTTTATATATTCTACTGCTTCTTTAGCTGCAATAGATATATGGCGGAAGGTAAGCGTATTAGTAGAGTTCTGTTCCATAATCATTACTAATTATTGGTTCTTCTACTTTCATTTGTTCCTCGTATGTCTCCCACTCATGTTGAGTGAGCCATTTCCACATAGTTTTCATATAACCGATTTTACCAGTAATCATTTTATTATCTATCTCATAAGATAAACATTTCATGATGTGCTGATGCATTGCTTTGCTTTTGCCAATTATTCGATTATATTCCTTCCTACATTTGTTCACATTTGCCCTTAAAAAACCTTTGGTTCCGTCAGGTCTTATAACATAAACTGGAAATAGGTCATAGAATTCATCAAACATAGATTTATCTTCTTTAAGAAGTTCTTCTAGTTTTTCTGTTTTCTTTATGACTGTGGTATTGTCTACAGTGCTGGTAGCAATTAGACCACGAGACTCTAACTCTTGTATCTCTTCTTCATTAACTAGGCTGAGAAGTTTCTGAATGTCTTGATTGATGTTTTTGATATCACTCAATACAAGCGTTAGGAATACTAACTGATTAATAGATAAGTTTTCAATCCTATCAAGGATTGAGGTGTCTATTTCTAAAATCATATTCTCATATATTATACGAGCATACGGTATTTGAAATATATCTGATAAGCCTTTGTTAATCCCATAGGCTCATTTGTAACGGTTTTAATTCACGGATTATCTTATAGGCTTCCATAATGTAATACCTATAATTAATCTTTCTCTCTTCAATTGGTTTATCGTCTAAGTAATTTAATAAAGTAACACCAGATGCAGTAAGCATATTCTGATACTGTTTTTCTTTTGCAACAAATATCTTTTTACCTACATATGGTTCATCATATTCTATAATTTCACCTTCTTTGTGTCCTGTTGGTTTCCATTTCCATAAATAGGCACCATTAGTACTTGCATAGAAACGATTAGTCCTTTGTTGTTCTTTATTATTATACTCAACATGCCATTGTTTACCAGTCTTTTCAGCCATTAGAAAGTCTCTAATGTCTTGGCAACCTTTTATAGTTTCTTCTACTGGTACTCCGTTCTTAAAAAAGTTTATTACTGCTTTCGGTATGATCTTCGGAGTTAGACCTTTCCCTAATTTCACAGTAGTAATAAACATACCCTTTTCTTTTACTTTATCATCTTCAGTAATAGCAAAGTAGTCATTTATAGCATATTGATACATAGCCTTAAAACGTTCTTCTTCTAAAGTAAGTTTAGTAAGTTGTTCCCATTCTCTGCATACTTTGTTTACACTATCATATACAGATTTTTTAAGTAATACAAATAAACCATCTGTATTAGCTTGGACGATTCGACATCCTAATTGGGTTAGTTTTTCAGCTAGCATTAGTAATAGTAACTGTCCATTTATACGTATTTGCATTACTGCAAATGGACTATAACAGAAATTATGTGGATTCTGTAAGTTACCTGATAATCCATTGAGAGCAAGCTTTAAGGTTTCGTTTTTAACCTTATTGCCATTGTGTTTAGCTTCGATGCGCTCATCTTTAATTTGTCTATATACTTCTAGAAATTCAGGTCCTAAATGTTTAGGATAGAACCCATATTCTATTAGCATACTTGGGTATAGTGATGCAACATCTATATCAATGAGCATTTCATCTTCTTTTGGTATAACTATTTCAGGATCATTCACTGAATGAATTCCTCCAACTCCTACAGAATATCTTAATCCTTCAAATATGAATTTATTTTCATATCCTTTTCTTCCTGGAGATACTATTTGACTTTTCATATCATCTAGTACTTTTTGAAGTATAGGACTATCATACTTAATAAATGGTAGGATTACCTTATTTAAAGGTATTACATCCATTGGAGATCTTAAATCTTTAATATCATACCAGGTTTGACCTGTTTTTTCAAGATATTTCTGAGTTAAAATCTTCATTCCAATGTTTACTCCGTCTTTACTAAGTACTCTTACTCCGTATTCATCTTCAATAGCTAACCTTAAATCTACATCTTTTTTACATCTATTAAGTAACTCTTCAGTAGAATTAACATCATTAATATTATACTCAATCATTGAATCTATTTGATTTTCAGGTAAATCTGCCTGCCAATCTGCAACAAATTCTTGTACATTTTTGTACTGCATTGTTACTTGAATTTCTTTCAAACCTACTCTTAACTTATTGCTATAAAGCATAGTAAGGATATCAAACGAATCAAAACAAATCATATACTTCCACTTACTCCAAGCTCTAATATCATCTTCACTTGAAGTAGTAATTACTTTACTTAAATTAAATATAGATCTACATATGTCTCTATATCCTTTGTATTTCATTACAACATAATAATCTATTATATAATTTATAATAGGATTATCATAATGAAGATTATTATAACCACAAAATAATTTATCAGTATTTAACTGAATTTTTGTAGTATATAAGTCTCCGAAAGTATAGTCTGTATTAACTGTATGAAAGAAATTGACTAATTCATCTAATTGATTTCTTCTGCAAGATATTTCAAATTTATGCAATTCACCTGTTTCTGTATTTTTTACAGTACAATGGAAAACATTGGGGAATACCTCAATATCATATACATAAACAATCTTATCTCGTATAATCATAATTAATAATGTTAGTTTGAGTCTGTGGAGGGAATCGAACCCTCATTTAACAGTTTTTCCATTTAAACTACACAGACAACCAGCATACTGCCGCATTAAAATTTCTAAATTATGGATTTGCTAGCATATTTTAGGCGGCTAGCGAAGCCTTTGTTGTACTTATTTTTCGTACATACGTTTTCTTAAACGCTACAAGGGAAGCTTTGTACTTAGCCTTGTCTTCTTTGCTTTGTTTAATAGATTTTGCTTTAGATTGTTTCATATGAATAATCATATGATCAAACTTAACTTGAGCATCGAGCTGTTTTCTGTCGTATTTATTAAACCTAGGATAATTGATAGATTGAAATACGAAAGTACTTTTTCTCTTTTCAACAAGAGCTTTTGCTCTTTCTCGTTTAACTTTTCTACGAGCTCTAAGTTCTTCACTATAGAAGTTTTTTGGTTTAACCCCTTCTTCAGAAGTAATTTGTTTTACTCGAAATACTCTTCTTTCTGCTTTTCGAGCATTTCTTGCTGCAACTCTCTCTTCACTACGTGCTATTTTATATTCTTCTTTTCTGTTTTTATCCATTTTCATATCTTGATAATATTAATAGTTAAACTTATGCTGCTAAAAGTTTTGATTTAGTATAATATATCCAATTGTTATTACTTAAATCTTCAACTTTTATTCCAGTGAACTTATCACTGTTTTCGTACTTCTTAGCTAATACCTTTACTTTAGAGAATGCTTCCTCTTTGTCATTAGCATCTAGATAATCTGTATAGAAGTCTGTACTTTTCATAGGATTATCTTCGCTTTGATTCTGTACTACATAACGGAACTTACGAGTGTTCTTTTTGTTATTTAGCACTTCTCTTCCTTTCTTTAGGAATTCTAAAACAGAAGCCTTCACCTCATTTATATGAGGTCTACTGGCTAACAGTTCAGCTTTATACTCTTTTTCACGTTGAAATCTAACCTTGATTTCTTCATCAGTTAAATTAACCGGTTTTGGTTGAACAAATAGTTGTTTTTTAATTAATCGAGTGAATTTCTTCTTCTCTTTTCTAGTATAATGAACTGTAGGTTCAAATCCAGCGCTTGCTAGAATTTGCTTAATAAGCTCCTTCTTAGCTTGTTTAGCTGTTTTATTTTCCTGACGAGAGTTCTTTCCTACTTCTGTAGTATAGCTTTTTTGCTTAACTTTACCAACTATGTTGGTTATTATTACTTTCCCATTCTCACCCTTTGTAATATAGGGAGATGGACCCGGTCTTCTAAATACTTCTTCTACTTTCTTAGATCTACGTAATTTAGAACGGTTAGTTCTCGATAATTTCTTTCCTTTATGATCTTTATGTTTACCTGATAAATTCTTTTTCATAATCTTGATAATTTTAGAAGTTAGTAACTAGCGAGCCCGAAGGCTCGCGTTAATTAAGCAGCTAGACAAATAGGAGCTGATTCAATATCAAGTTCAGCTTTGTCATTAAAATCTTCTAAGTCTTTATTCAACTTATTAATTTCTATCTGCAGCTTATTCTTTATATTGCTGATGTAAGCTGAAGTGAGTTCCTCACTAATATTCAGATTCTTTTTGCCTTTAGCTCGCTTTATCTTTGGGTCGATTGTTTTAATCTTCCCTAAATGAAACAGTTGTTCCTGTTTCTCGGATAGTGAAAATATTGTATAATAGTTATTTTCTGCTGGTAAATCAGAGAACTTCTTATAACCCATATTAATACATTGTAAATACAGTTTCATAAGAATTCGTTCTTCTGCCATTTCTTGAATCTTCGTTAACAGTACCTTAAGGTCATAATTACGAATAGTTCCTTTAGAAATGATATTTTCGTTTTTAATAATCGTCCAATATTTAGTAATATCTTTACTAAGTTCATCGCGACGATTTTTTGCATATTTAGATGTAATTGATTTCATATTCAAGTGATTTGTTTTTTAAGTTAATACTTGACCGAAATCGTTTACTAGTTAGTCATGCATGACAGATTCAAACTGCCGTCCCTCTGATGAGTGCTCTAATCAACTAAGCTAATGCATGTTATGTAATAGAGAACTACCCCATTCAGTAGTCTCTATTAAAGTAGTACCCCATTCAGTACTATTAATAGATATTGATATGATGAATACCCAGTTCAGTATTATAAATCATCACGTTCAACAATTTTTATTTCTTTTGCAAAATAGACCGGTAGAATCCGTCCGTCTGTTGTTTTAGCACCAACATATAGTTTATTTCCTGTTTCAGAAACTCCTACACTTCGGTTATGTTCTTTTTCATTCGAATACTTTTGTAAATACTTTTCATTGATATACTTAGAATGTAGTTCTCCGTTCGTACTACTTCTTACTACATCAAATAAAATATCTACCATTTTATCCAAATCATTATTATCGGTAGCTTCTTTTAATATGGCATTCATAATACCATAAAAAGCTTCCTCATTT